TTCTGTTCCTTGAATGATTTCATGTACTTCTTGGCCTTACCAAGAACATCACCAGCATTTGTATATGCTTCCGGTGAATCGATTACCATTTCCTTGACCGCTGCAACAATAGGTTCCAGGTTGACCTGAGTTTTATCAACGACAGCTTGTGCTGGTGCTGCCTTTTTGATTAGTGCCTTATCTGTTGTGTCCGCCATGATTCGCCTCCATGATTGATTTATTTGTATACTTTAATCGTACCTAATGTTACAAGAATTGTCAAGAAATTAGAACAGTTGCCCCAGGTTCCTGTTGTAGCACACGAATCGCGGCAAGCAGCCGGGTCGCGTTCTCTTTCAACACATCACGTTGCTTGAGCATATCGATCATAGACACCGGCATGATTACATGGTCATAGCCAAGAAGCTCTGGTTGGTAATCGGCATCATCTAGGCGCTCACGGTCTACCTTCCATCTTTCGCCGGCAAACATCACACGCTTCACCTTATGGCCTCGCCCCAAGAGCTGCAACCCGTAGGTAAGGAGCTGGGCTTTTTTGGCCGGCTGTTTGTATTTCTGCAAATCATCTTCATTCGTGAACGTCTTGTAATCGATCAGCATGAACTCCTCGTGGGCGTAAACATCGATTGTGCTATGCAGTATCACCTCTGGCAAAAGCTCCATAGCAAATTTCTGCTCGATCAGACTTACCTTATAGGCTGGCAATATTTCACGAAAATCCTCCGGGAACAGACCAGTTTCTTTAGCCTCTTTCTCCCACATCTTATGCCGGAGCGAGCCAAAGTCATCACCCGTCCACCGGCGCTTATTCAGCACCATTTCCGCGGCGACAGTCAGCGCTCCCTTGGTAGTGCTACAACGCCTTAGATCAGACCAACGGGTATGAATCTTGCCATCATTTTTGTCGTAATCGTAACTCATCTAAACCACCTGTAGTATTCTTCCTTGTTTTTTTCGAGTATAACAGTCAGCGGAACGCCCTGGTGCATTTGCATCCACCACATAAGCATCCGCCCGACACGCCCATTACCATCAACGAATGGATGCACTTTTTCAAAACGAATGTGCATAGTGATTGCATCGCTTTCCTGATAATCGAGTAGCCAATTATCCATAAGACCCTGAACCATGCTCCAGGGCGGTGTGACACGCTTTATGTCACCATTCTGGAGGTCTCGAATGTATGGCGTTATCTTACTTAAATCCCGGTAATAACCTCGCTGGTCTGGCTGCAAATCTGTCTGTGGTAGAGTAATTATCTTCTGCAATTTCTTGATGCAGTGATGGTCAAGCTCACCAAACGGAATAAGTTCCAAATAACGCCATGCCACCATGCTCTGCTCATCGTAGATTTTTTCGTATTTCAGCTCAATCGCGTTACTTTGTCGAAACAGATTTTTTAGCTGGCTTACGCTTGGCCTTTTTAGCGGCTGGTTTTTTTGGCTTGTCATTTACAATCTCACCCTCCTGAGCAGGCTTGGCCTTGCTCTTTTTGTAAGCTTCAACAGCTTCTTTGACTTTAGCTTCACGATCATCTTCAACTGCTGGCGTTTCTAGCTCTGGAACCTGCCGGGCACGCATGTGATCGACTTCTTCGGTAACGTAAAGACCACCAAGCTCATCCGGCCACATTTGCCGCAAACCTAGTGCTTCTGCACATTTCGCCAGCTGGCCATAAGGTCGCTGTTCCCAGGTAGAGTTCAGCTTTGTTGAACCGGTCTTAACTTTCTTCTGCTTATCGGCATCCCACTTCCACTCATCCTCGTAGCGGGCGTATTCATCCCACCGGGCAACACCAGTGGCAACGTGTTCACGATTACCGTTCATGGGGTTGTAGGCATAGATTTTTACCTTTGCAACTTTCGGCAAGCCCTTTTTGTCTTCGTCCTCATCGGTAAATTCTTCGTATTCAGGCTCACCGCTACCGGCATACAATGGCTTGGCTGCACGCTGCGCGATTGAACGAAAGCCACCAATACCGGTGACAACAACCATTTTCTCGGCCTTGATACTGCTATCCCACACATACCAGGCATGCACCTGTTTTTTGAACGGGTTCAACTTCATTTGCGATACTTGCAAGAAAAAATACCGCAAGTCGCCAATCGGGCGCGGCATCATTACATGGTTCTTTGGGTCGGTTTTATCAATGTAGTTTCCTAGAATATCCAGGTGCATCGAGCGGACTAATGATTCTTTTTCCTGCTGGCTTGCAGCCCACTCATTCGGTATCTGAGCGGCCAAACTTGAATATTCACCGTCCAATTTCGCAAGCTCATCCTTGCGTGAAATGGTCAATTTTCTTTTGTCCTGAGCACTGAGTTCTTTTGTTTCAGCCATGGGTTTCGCCTCCTTAAATGGTATTTTTATTATAGCATTATATTGATAGATCGAGGCTGTCTGGCGCAGCAAACTTGCTGGCTTTGAAGTCCTTTTCAGTATAAATCAATGCGCCGTCAGTTTGCATGCCGGCAGCTCCATAATCACGAGCACATTCATTGCTGCATGCCCGCGGCACGCCATAGCCTTCACCTTCCAAGAACATGCCACACATCACGCAGCTCTCGCCGCCAATCATTGAATCTGCTATCTCGCCCATCTAAATTCTCCTCATTTCGATTTTGTATTTCTTAGCTAGTTTCATAGCCTCCAGGACTTGATCTGTCTCGGTCAACTTCCACCTAGCGCCATTCTGGTAACGCTCGTTCCACTCACTCCACATCTGAAATGTTGACTCGCCGCGGTAATTTTCTTCGCGGGTAATAATCTGCACGATGCCACGCTTAAAGAGCTGATGGACGCAAAGCACGCTATCTCCATAGCAGTAGCACCTGGTGCACCCGCAAGGCCGGTGCCGGTACTTCGGATGTGCTAAACGTCGTTTTCTATTGCCCATCGATACATCCCGGAGCCTGGAATATAGCATTCCGGTGGCAGATTTTTACTGGGGTCTACACCATCTTGAGAATGAGCAAACCAGTCACAAGCATTACCGACACCACATTTTTGGCAATCATATTTCACGCTCGGCCAATTTTTAGTGCGCGGGTTCACCGTCTGGACTAACTGCCCATTCAATGTGATTGGCAAATAGTGCCCGATACTGCGTTGTAATACTGGTATGCTGGTCATTTTCAGTTACTCCCGAAAATGTTATTTCTATCTGTTATTGTAACATCCATCAACCAGTCGCGCCCAAGAGCTTCATAGTCAATGTAATTTTGCAGGCTTTCCGGTATTTCCTCGCCGAAAAGTCCTTCTTCAACAACATGGTGCCCGTATACTTCTTCCTTCGAGGCAAACAACAAGTGATCGCCGCGCATGTCATCAATATTACCTTGGTAAGCATTCAGAGCATCATCCATGTCAGCACTTGAATCAACTTCATCCAGGTAGTCGGCTATTTTCTCCCGATCATCCTCATCGTATTCAAGGTACTCCCATATTCGATCATCAAGATGTGATTCATTGTAAAGCTCGCGGGGCAAATACTCGAAATCCTGATACATAAGCTCAGGGTCAGCTTCATCCTTGTGCAGCTCGGCACAAGCCTTCAAAAATGCTTCTTTGTCATCATAGTCCGACAGAGTAAGCCATTTGCCTTCGATACTGCCAGCGTTGTACTTGGCATAAGTGCCTACATACAGTTTTGGCTCGTCTGTCACCTTAACTATTGCCATTGGATTCGCCTCCTTGGATTGTTTAATTGCTATACTCTTATTCTACGGCCACCCCTGTATATTGTCAAGAGTTTACAAGAATTATCAAGAATAAAAAAGGGGGATTTCTCCCCCAGTCTTATGCTGCCATTTTTGGGTCTTTAGCGACCTTATCGAACAACCACGCGACTTTTTCTCGCCGCAACTCATCATTGCAATACATTCTGGACTGGCTGTATGCCTCGTTCACCAAACTCTCGTATTGTTCAAAGCTCATGTCCAGTATGCGCTTAACCATGCTACCGGCCGATTCACCCTTAGCTCCAATGATAGCCGTATCTGGTGTCATCAGGTATTCCTCGAAGGTGCTGTATATGAACTCGCGGCGCAAGATCAATGGCGTACCGAGCTGCATGCTCTCATTGGCCATCTGCCCCCACGTTTCGCGGCGCTTAAAGCACATCGTAAACATGCTATCGACCATCATACGATGCGTTTCAGGCGGCTGTGGCCAGCCATCCGGCATTCCGTAGCCATAGAGCGGAATACGCCATCCTGTAGCCTTCTCGTAAGCCTCACGGAACTCCAGCGCGGCTGCATACTCCGGTTCAAACCCTGCCTGGTCAAAATTGTTGATGTACAGCTTAATTTTCTTCTCATCGAATGTCTTACGAAGCTGCGCCTCGTTTTTCTTTTCGACACTGAAAGTTGGTTGATTAAAGTACAGAATCTTGTACTTGCCCTTAAAAATGCGGTGGAAGTGCAAATCGTGGGTCATCAAGTAATCGGCACCGGCCGGGTCGTACCAGTTTTTTGCATCACTGTTGGCTGTCAGATACATCAGCACGTCTTTTTCGCCACGCTCCCTGTAGAGCTTCATGAAATCTTCGACATGCTGCATGCAGGGAATCAGAATAACCATTGGCTCCATTTTCAGAAAATGATCTTTGCTGACTATGTTCGCCTTCCCCATATGCTCGTCATTCGGGGCAAAAAATTCGATGTTCCCTTTGGCAAATTCCTGACTAGGCATGATGACCTCCAGCCCAATAGCGTGGAGATCATCAACCAAAGTTTTGTTTACTGAGATGTGGTAGTTGCTTGTGAAGACTTTCATGCGTCATGCCTATCGCAGTATGGCCAGCCGAGTTCCTTGCAGTCCTTGGCGGTGCAAAATGGCTTGTGCCACTCCTTGCCTTCCGCTTCCTGATACCACTGCACTGTTTGATGCAGCCCAAAGCCCAGGCCGATCAGGTCTTCCGGTTCAAAGCCAATCTCGCGCAATGTTTCGGCATCAGCAGTAACTTTATCACCTTCTTTTTCGCCCGGACGCATCGGCAAATCAACAATATCAACACGTGGCATAGCGCATGAATCCATTTCATCGTTGACCATTTCTGCAATCTCGCGGATTGTGTGATGCTCTACGGGGCCAACCTCCACGGCGTGATCGATGACGTTGCCAGTGTTGGCAGCTTCAAGTGCGAGCACGAGTGCTTTTGCGACATCAGCTACATGAACCATGTCGCTAACCTGAGTTCCGCCGCCATAGAGTTCCATTGGCATGCCGCTTAATGCCCTGCAAACCAACGCTGGTGTGATTTTCCGCACCTTACCATGGGCAAACGGCTCTGCGGCTAGTTGCCGGGGGCCATAAGCATTCACAGCCCGGACAATATTCACACGAGTGCCGCGGTCTTTATTGAACATGTGCACGAACCGCTCGATCATGTTTTTGGTGATCGAGTACGGGTTGTTCATCCACCAGTTACCAACGGCAATATACACGCCTGGAATCTGGTACTGCGAACATGCTTCCAAGAAATTCAAGCCACCCTGCAAGTTCGACATCGCAGCCGGTCGAGGGTTCTTAATCGTTTCCTGGGTTCCAAGCACTGCTGCCAGGTGGATAATTCCATCAACATGTGCAGCAAACTCAGTCATGGCGACATCATCACGCACGTCACCCAGGAACACTTCAACACCTTCCGGGTACTCATTTGCAGAACGCTTGTGGTGGTCGAAAATAACCGGCACATAGTCCTTCTTTTGCAGTTCTTCAATTACATAGCGGCCAATAAAACCCATGCCGCCGGTTACTCCGATTTTCTTCACAACGCCTCCTTAAATAGCTTTTCTACAGTATATCGTAACTAGTCACCTTTGACATTTACGATCTGGTGGAACGTGTGCACGACATCTACCAAGTCCTTGGCATCCTCGATTACAACATCAATATCTTTGTAGGCTCCCGGAATCTCATCCAGGAATGCTTCTGAGCGGTTGTACTCAATACCAGTCATAGCCTTGTCCATGTCATCCATGGTGAAGTGCTTGCTGGCTGCCCTACGCGCCCACACACGGCCTGCGCCATGAGGAGCCGAACAATATGCAGCTGGGTTGCCCTTGCCCTCTACAACGTAGCTGGCGGTGCCCATAGAGCCTGGGATAAGCCCGCGCTGCCCGCCGCGTGCCTGGATGGCACCTTTGCGACTGAGCCAAACGTCACGACCCATGTGATGTTCTTTCTGGGTAAAGTTGTGGTGGCAGTTTACACGCTCCGATTCCTGAACGTCTTCGCCCATAAAGTGCTCGAAGTCATGAATCACCCTGTCCATCATTTCTTCGCGGTTAAGCAAAGCAAAGTGCTGCGCCCAATTCAAGTCACGGATGTACAAGTCAAACTCCGGAGTGTCCTCCACTAAATACGCCAGGTCTTTATCTGGTAGGTTAATGTAGAACCGCTTCATTTGGTCTTGTGCGACCTTTATATGATGCTGGGCGATTGAGTTACCAATTCCCCGGCTACCGGAGTGCAGGAACAGCCAGATGCGGTCTTCCTCGTCAACAGTCACTTCGATAAAGTGGTTGCCGGAACCGAGCGTGCCGAGGTGGTAGCCCCATTCAGTCTTGGTCAGTTCATGATAGAAGTCATTGCGATCACCGGCCATTTCCACAAGCTCATCGATGCGAGCCTGGGCACTTGGCGTAATCGTCTTGTTGTACGCTCCAGCCGACAACGGAATCGAACGCTCGATACTGTGCCGAAGCGCTGCCAAGTCCTTACCTTCAAGCTGGTCTTTAGTGAACTGGGTGCGAACTGCAATCATTCCACAACCGATGTCAACACCTACCGCGGCGGGCATAATAGCACCGACAGTCGGAATCACCGAGCCTACTGTGGCACCCATACCAAGATGAGCGTCCGGCATAAGCGCCAAGTGTGGCATGACAAACGGCATAGTGCTAGTAAGCTCCGCCTGCTTCTGAGTGTTTTCTTCTAAAATTGATGCCCAGTTGAGCAGCTTATCATTGAGCTTATTCACGACTTTCCTCCCGGAGAACCTTTTTACTTTTAATTTCATAGCGCATGCCAGTGACCGGCGATTCAGAATAATCATCATTCAACAGATTGACGAAGTGACTCAGGTCTTTACTGTCCATGATGATAATGGCTTCATTGTCATCCTGCATCAGTTCGATACCCATAGTGTCGGCATACTCCAGTAATTGCTCCTGGGTCATTGCGCTAGGGTCAATATTCTGCAATTTGGCTATGATAGCCTTATTGCCCTTTACCAGTTTCTGCATGTCCAACCCATCGGGGAATGACAGCTTAAAAGATGCCTCAATCTGAGCTACCTTCTTGTCGGCAATGGCATTCTTTTTAGCATTGTAACCAAACAGTGTTTCCAGCTTGCTTTGGCTGAACACAAACAGATCACCATCAACTAGTAATAGCTGATTGTCGGCCGGCATGCGGATAGCTGCGCTGTCCTGGAATGCACTGAACCGGTCGTTACCGATCATCCAGGCACCCACGCCATTCAAGATATTTGCACCACCGATGGCCTTTATGACATAGAACTTCTGGCTCAGTTCCGGGTGGCTAAAGCAGGCAATAACACCTTTAATTCGCTTGAGATCATGGTCTTTCTGCGAGAACTCGTCCATGCGGCGCTTGTCCTCATCAAACCACGACATAACTGCTTGTAAACCGCCCACATCTTCTGCCTTAGCAAATTGCAGCACATTCTTTTCCTGCTCCGCTTCTTCAAAACCACGGACTACCAGCCCGGTACCAGCACCGTTCATGATGTATTCGAGAATACTATCGATGAGCAACGGCCTTAGCTGCCGATTCAAAGTAGCATCATACTTGGTTCGATAGAGAACCGAGTTTTTGTTAATCAGGAACAGTTCAACTTGCAAGTCCTCCTTGTACTGGAACAGATTGTTTGCCCAGGAGAAAATATCCACTTCTGGTTGTTTCATAGAATTTCCCTTCTTAATTCGCCATTGGCTGGCTATTACCTTAACTAATTAGCTTCGTTGAACTTTTTGATGTCATCGATGTGCACCATGTAGTAGTCTTTAACGCTGGTGCCGGTATTCTTACCCTGCTGCGTCCAGACTTTTGCTTTTAGTGCGCCCGATTTAATCATCCGGATGACATACCGATAATTCGGCTTGCCATTCGGTGCCAGAATCAACCCCTCTTTCACGATCTGGCTAGGCTTGTACCATGTTTGATTTTCCATTATTTACTCCTCATTACAACTGTTAATTCCATACGAGTACCCTCCAAGTCGCAGCTCACCGCCACCTCGGTTTCCTCTGCTACTATCATATGGTTTCTGAACAATTCTTGCAACTGTTGTACATTCTTGTTCAGTTTCGGAGTGGCTGATATTAACTCCACCAGCCCGGCGTGGGCATGCTCCATAGCCAAATCCAGTTCGTCTTTGACTATGATTTTCATTAAAAGAACCGTACCCGATTTTCTAGCCGAGTGTCCATGTTGTAAATGTTCTCAAGCTCCCGCAAGTATTCCAGGCGACTTGGCTGGCGCTGAATCTTAGCATTTTCGAGCTTGGTAAGCATACGCTTGTGATCGTACACGTCATTGCGGAACAGAGTGAAGGCGGCCATTGCAAATCGCTCCTCGTTCCAGCCTTTTAGGAACGGTGCAAAGTCTTCCAACTTTTGCAGGTAGTCCAGTATCAGACGTTGCTCGGTAGTCTTAAACTCACCAATTTTGAACTGCTTACGCATGCCCTGATCTTGGCGGCCACTCATATATGCAACGAGCGCCATAGCCGGGATTTTATACTTCTCGTGCATGGCCAGGAACTTTTCATACTCCGCGTGACCATCGCTGGCATAGCTTTCTGCATAATCTAGCAGTGACCATGTGCGCTGGAGCGCATTTAGCAGCCGGGCATCAGATATAGTCAGTCCCTCTACCACCATGTAGAACACTTCAATACCCATACGCTCAGAGGCTTTTACGCGGTGCTGGCCATCGATAATCTCATGCTTATCGTTAATTAGCACCGGGCGGGCTGGTCGCAGGTGCGGCCGGTCAGTGAATGATTTAATCAAATCCTGGACATGGTACTCGACTATACGCCGGTTATGTTTCAGCAGTTTGAACATGCTGTAGTCTTTAGTTTGTAGAATTACATTAGTTTTTTCCATTGGGATTCGCCTCCTTATTGGCTTCGCTTAAAATGACACCGAAATTTAGACCCGGATTGTCAAAGTCGTACTCGAAGCCCACCACACCATGTTTTTCATGGCAGAGTTTCAAGAAATCACGCAGCTCAGGCGATATACGCACATAAGCTACCCCACCAACATCTTTAACTGTCATCCCGAACCCAAGTCGCCCGCCCTCATCGCTGGTGGGCTGTACTTCAATTCGGTCTGGGTTAAAAGCCTGCATTACTAGACCTTCAAACTCATGATGACAAACATATTGCCGTTAAATTCACCCATATACAGGTGCTCCTTAAAATGGTCATAAGTGACCGGCTGCTCGTTATTGAGCTTCTGCATAGTCATCATGTACTTGGCATTTAGGGATATTTTTGTGACGGATGTCACAGGCTCACTCTTAGTCGGCATAAGCTTCTGCCAGTCAGGGTAGTTGCCATCAGATTCAACCAGTAAAGGCTCTAGGGTCTCGTCAGTGAACAAATCTTTGCTAGACGCTAACTTATACCACTTTATGAGTTCAGCCCGTGTAATCACCTTCTTTGCGTGTTTCTCGAACGATTTTGGCAGCATCAGGGCAGCCAGTACATAGCCATCGGTGGCTACTAGGAAAACCTCATTCTGATAAGCACTGTTTTCGCGCAGTTCTACGCTGGCAGTGGTTAAAATCGGGCGGCTACTATCGGAGCTTATTACCTCCAGAAATGCCGCCACCTGTTTCTTTGTTAATTGCATTGGATTCGCCTCCTTAATCTGTTATTGAAACGAGAAATGTCAGTATGCTGGACACAATTCTGTCACCATAATTCCAGGTTATCAGAAGTGCAACCGCGTAACATATTGCGACAGTTGCATATTCTTTTCTGGTGACGTTTTTATTGTTCCTTGAGCGCATACCACGCGCTTCTCCCTACAGATGCTTAAAATATTTACGATAAATTTTCCTGATCGCCGCGTTGTGCTTGGCCATCTGTGCTTCGAGTTCGACATACTCATCCTCGTAAGCCTTCGCTTGTTCCCATGATACCGTGGCTTTGCCAGCCGGTCGAGTGTACTTGTGCAACTCGGACATCCGGGCACCGATTGGTTTCAGTGCCTCCTTGTGCTTGGTCACAATCGCTTGCTCCTCTGGGGTGCATCTGTCGAACATTTCTGACATAGGATTCGCCTCCTTATTGATTAGTTTTCCTATACTTTTATACTACCTGAATGTGCAAGAATTGTCAAGAAGTTACAAGATTATTCTTGAGGTGGCGTTGCTATCGCAACTGGTTTAGTCAGCGCATTGTACATAGTTTGCAATTCATTCCGCATTGTGTAGTTTGAATCTTCTTCCGCAGCTTGAATAGCCAGCAGAAGTATCATCAAAAATGTCTTACTAGGTTGCTTTTCCATTACCAGTCCTCCGTTATTTTTTCTAATTTACCGATGGCACGAGCAAGAAGCCATAGGCACGCAGCCACGATCACTAGTGCTATTAGCCCGCCGATGATATAACTCATGCCTGCTCCCTATATCCTTCAAACCAGTGTTTTTGCAGACCGTGCCAGCGCTCTTGGTTTCGTTTCTGCCACCTTCCAACGCCACATCCACGAGGTGATTTTGCTGTCATGCTTGAGCTTTCAGGGTCATTACACCATTTTTGGGCAGCTTCGAGTGTCAGGTTTTTTGCTATAACACGAGGCGGCCGTTCATTCTGATACTGCCTTACGATCATATAAACCTTAGCCATCATGCGCTCACTTTCTGTCGCTGCTTTTCAAACCACTGCTCTACATTGTAGTCAGTAACTAGCATCTGCATGACACTTTCGATCTTTTCTTCCAGTGGGAATGCTCGGCTAGGCTTATAATTGCAAGCATACCCGTGAACAGATACATAAGCCTTGCCTAAGTCTCCACGATCACAATATTTCATCAGATCGAATGATGCCAACCGTGTTCGTCCCGGTGATGTCTCACGCTGCGGAGTGTACACCATCTGCCACTTACCATCAGTGGTAACAAAGGTAGTCTTTCGATTAACCACAGTTCAATTCCTTCAACATAGCGCTACGCTCTGCTTCCAATTTATTGGCATCGATCTCGAAGTATTCGTAGACCAAATCTTGATAACTGATGTGCATTTCCTTTGGCTCGCGGGCATCCATCCAGTCCAAGAACTGCAATATTGCCGATGCGTCCTGGTGAACTTTACCCCATTTTTCGCACATAGGGTACTTAACGTCTGACATTATTCCTCCTCCTCGACCAGTTCCCAACCGGGGTAATAGCCCGAAGTCATTCCCTGATCGAGTTGATCTGCAATGTGCCGGAGCATTTCTGCCATGTCTTCGACATTTTCCTTGCCTGCGAAAATTGATATTCTTACCATTTTATTGTCCTCCACCCTTTATCTTGATCGCTTCCTCAATGAACGGCTTGACCGCGGCAGGTGCCCGGCCTAACAAAAATGACAGCTGTTCCATTGAGCATTTTTCTGCCAAATAGTTGCTGCCATCATTACCGTTATTTTCTCGGCTACGAGCTTCTAGGAATATCTCCATAAGCTCGCTACTCATCGTTGTCACTTGCATGGATTCGCCTCCTTGGGTGTGTTAATCTTATATCTTTATACTACCTGAAATGACAAGAAGTGTCAAGAGTTTTCAAGAATAAAAACACCCCATTTACAGAGGTGTTTCTATTGCAAGGCGGTATCTATGGTGTTGAACTCGGCGCGTCCGCCAGATGTCACTGTTGCCAGCTACCAACTCCGTATACATTCCTACCGCACGGAGCACATGCTTGCCGCTACATTCTAGCAGACTAGAACGGCCATTTGAACTTGGCATTGATCTTATAGCCGAACTGCGACCAGAAGATAATCCCACCGGCCACAGCCAGTGTCAGCCATCCCATAACCGTTCCAGAAATATGGAAGTCGGTGATCTGGCCATTTATCAACCCGACAAGCCCTTCTACAACTAGCCGGGCGACAACAACCTGCGAGCCAATTCGGGCAATGAACTTGGTTGCCGATGCCGCCGCTTCTGGTGTGGGCACCGGAGGAGCTGGTTCAGGCGGTGTTGCCGGAGTTTCTGGGTCTGTAACCGGCGGACTTGTTGGCTCATCCTGGCCTTCATACAAGCCGCCTGTGACGTTGAAATACTGCTCAAGCGTTCGTTCACCCTTTGTGTACATATCAGTCGCCACAGCCACTCCAACGTAGCGATAATGCCACGGCTCGAACGTGTAGCCGGTCACGGCAGTGTCATTTGCTGGGTATCGCAGAATGAACCCGTACTTGTGAGCATTTGCAAGCAACCATGGTGATGCTGGCAGGTTAGCAAACGTGTCATCAATCGGCGCGAAGTCCATTGTCAATCCGGTCTGGTGCTCACTGAACCCTGGGCGAGCCGAGTAGGTATCAGCTTTTGCCTGGCCGTCTTTGGCCACGTATGCGGCGTAAACCGTCACCTGAGTGGCATATGATCGATAGCCTGAACCTGGTGTCAGAATCACGCCTTCTTTTTGAGCTGCTTCCTGCATAAGCATGAGAGCACTGGCGGCTTCTGATCGTAGGTATTGGCCATTGCCAACACTTACTAGATCGTTCGGAGCATAACCGGCTGGCAACGGGTGCTTTTTATTGTACACCGCGGTAACGGCCGGGTCAGTGGTCGGAGCCGGGAACACTGGTGCTGGAGGAATTACAACTGGGTCGCCAGGCTTTACAACTGGGTTCTCATCAGTAAGATCATGGGAACTCTGGTCGGTAAGACCGCCGCTCCAAATCCAACCATCAGCCATGCGGAACCACAGCTTGTTACCTTCAACATTTGCTCCATCTTTGAAAGCTACACAATTTACAACGGTACCGGTAGGCAGAACCTTCACGATATTCGCCATAGTATTAGGCTCAGATCGAACATTCAAACCGCCATCACCAACAATTCGCTGGGTAGGCTGCAATGACGGAGTAGCTGGTGGATTAACTGGGTTCAGGTCAGTCAGATCATGCTTATCCATGTCCTTGAATCCACTGCTGTGGAAGTAAGTATCGGAATAACGCCCCTTGAACCAAACATTGTTATTGTCCACTGTCTGGCCATAAATCCAACCTCCCATGTCCAGCACATCGCCGCCCTTGAATGTCTCAACTGGAGGTTCATTAGTGTTCGGCTGTTTGCGGCGGTTTACACCGGCGCTGACAACAACACGCTGGAATCCTTGCAACTCAGGCTTGGCAGATGCCTTTGGCACCAACCATCCCATGCAAGGTAGGCTTCCCCATTTTCGGAACTTTCGGAGTGGCCCTTGAGTCGGATTGAATCCATCCTGGTAAATGACATCGACACCCTGAGCATTGGCACCCATAACGATTTCAATATGGCCGTAAGGATTGCCAGCTGTGGGGCCATAAACGATCAAAGCACCAACTGGTGGCAGCTGGTTCGGGTCATTAGGGTTATTTGCTACACGAGTGTAGAACTGAGGTATCGGGTTATTGAATAGGCGGTAGACACCTTCTGCACCACCGGAGCCGGTCGGCAATGACGGACATCCATCAACAAGCCTCGCCTTGTGAGCTGCTAAATCCCAGCACTGTCCTTGATATGCACCATCGACATCAATATAGTTGCCAAACTGGTGTGATAATACTGCTTTTGCCCATTCATCTAACGTCATGATTACGCCTCCTGTTATGTTTATAGCTTAACACACAAAAGCCCAAGCAGTTTGACGCTGCATGACGGAGGAGTAACAGGCTCAAAGGTCTGTTCTTGATCTGGTGCAGGGGTACTTTTTTCCGGCACTGTATTAGAAGTGCCGCTATCATTCTGCGGCACTACGGGTGATCTATCGGACGGTGACGAGTTCCCACTACTGCCATTCTGCGGAGGATATAACGGTATGTCCGTATTGGCTCCTCCAGAAGATGATGCCTGCGGGTCTCCAGGCTCATCAACAGGTGCGGTGGACTGCTGCCCATTATTATTCAGGAAGTTACAATCTTTGTTGCCGGTAGCCTCACAATCAAGCTGATCGCGGCGCTCCTTGGTAATAATCGCAAAGTTCTGAGTGTAGTAAACTACAGTTTCTTCTCGTGGTCCAAAGGGTGTCTCCAGCCGGTAGATGTTGGCGAACTGAATCACGCAGTTCGAGCCAATCGGTATGTCGGCCGGCAAATGTCCGATGTACCTGCTGTCACCTTTTAATTCAGATGGTCGGCTCACACCGCGAAAAACATCACTCCCCTCATCAGTCTTGATGGTGGCTTGAAAATCTTTGCAGTAAACTTCACGCACAACTTCAACCTTACCGGTGTAGAACACCTTCCCGAAGAATATGCCACTGATTTTCTGACCAGGATAATAGCTGGACTTATCTGTTGCGACCGGCACTTTAATATCAACCAAAGCGACCGGCACTACCCGGTAATAGACTAGAGCGACTAATGCAATAAAAGCAGCCACAATTATGCAGGCTAATGATCTATCAACCCATTTTTTGTGTTTCTTAATTTTTAGCTGAAAATTGTGCATGCCTCACCCTCGCTTTACGATTCCTATTTACTGCTTCAATAATATCGTGTTTCTCTGGATTCACGTCATATTTCTTGGCAACATAATACCGCGCTGCGCCCGCCACCAAAATCAATATGATTATGAAAAATGCAGTCGCCATGGTTACTTATCCCCTCTTTCGAGCTGCTTTGTCGCCCTATCAAGAACGAGGCTGTTATTGCCAATGACATCATCGGCTTTTGATCGCTCCTTGGTATTCTCATCCAGTGCGGCGGTATTTTTGTCCAAGGCCGTGACAACAAGCTGCAAAATGCCCTTCAAATCGGCTTTGTGCTCTTTATTCGAGGCGATGTACTGGTAAATAAAGAATATCGCCACTGCGGTCGGTATGCCAAATTGTTTTACAAGTTCTTCCACCCTACATCTCCGAATTAAAGAAAAAGCTATTTTGCTGCAAAGTCCTCAAACCAATCGTACCAGATTCAGTCCATAATCCGCTATCTGCTCGGCGCACGCGGACGCGGATGCTGTAGTCCGTATCACTTCTCAGGTTAGACAGGGTAAAACTATGGCCGCCAAAGTTTCCACCATACTGATCTTGCCACCCACCACCATTGAGTGAGTATTGGAGGAAGTTGCAGGTATCGCTCACATTCACATTGGTCGTAAAAGCCTCATCAGTGACATTAGTCACAGAAAAGCCGGTAATTGCAGCATACCGCGGTATGTTCGGCAAACCCATAGTGAAACTGGTGCTCGCAGTCGTAATGTAGGGGCCATTCCCGGCATTATACGATGCACCAACATAAACGCTTCGATTCCCTGCACCATCATGACCAATCCAAAAATCCTGACTATTCATCAGGAAGTAATTATTCCCGACACCAGGGTTAAAGTCGTAGCCACCGATACTTCGGCCATAATTGCCACCATCCACATTTACGTTACCGCTAGTGGTATAAAAGTTCCAGGCTCGGCTACCACCGGACACGCGAGTAAACCACGCAGAAACGCGAATCAGGCTCCGATTGTTACCTATTTCCTGGGTGATTAAATCACACTGCAAACGAAGGCGGAACTGGCCACCGATACTGCCACCAAAGCCAGCTTCGCTGAAAGCCATGGCTTATGGCTGCCTTCCAACCGACAGAACATGGTACTTAGCATCAGTCTTGTTGTACCGGGCAAAGGCATAAACCCACTTTCCTGGTGATAGACTAGTCGGCATAGTCACACCAATGCCAACATAAATGGCATTCCATGCCAGTGTACGGGGCGAGCCTGTGCATCTAAAACTCATAAGCAATGGCTGGCCGTCCGCGGGCGTTCCGGTAGGAGCGGCAACAGTTGCATTCGTAGCCAAATCAGTGACAACCAAGTAATTACATTTCTCGACAGAAGGCGTGATCGTTGAGCGAGACTTAATGCGGCGAGTTACTGGGGTTGTGACAGTATTAACTGCCGAGGTGGGGTAAGCAATCATGCCGTGAGTGGCGTAGCTTCCATCCTGCCGGATTTCAATTATGTTCGCACTATCAGTGGTCACAATGGCATTTAGGACTTCATTTTCCTCTGGTTCTGGAGCAACATCATCCACTGCTACCGAAGCATACCGTTTTGTTCCTGCAACCTCGTCAATAAAAACATAGGTGTCTTGAGTGGCCGGAAAAGTATTCGTTCCAACGCCTACAATTTCGATGCGATCTCCGGTGCTTTTAGCATACAGAATGCCATCCGTCATGGTTGCAGCACGGCCAGCCGTAATAGCCCACAGTGCGCCGCCCGGCGCGAAGAAGCTGACAAACGCCTCCTTGCGGAACTTGAATAGGGAGTTATTGTCATAATCGTTCTCACCAGTCGCCAAGCCCTCTTTATCGGCATTGTCGTTGGCTGACTTGATTGTATCGCCTGGGCTGTACGGCCATTTTCTCATAATTGTTATCCTTCTTCCTGATTATTTCACACTTTATAGTTCCGGCATACTAGGGTTCGAGCCATACGTCAACTCATTCACGTTCCGCTTAATATCCGCAATACGCTTCGATACATCTGGCGGAGTGGTGCTGAGTGACATTGCCAGTTCTTCGAGCGTGTAGGTCTTCTCTGTAATCTGGAAGCTGATCGTACCAATATTCTCCAGGTCGTAATCGTAAGGGCTTTCATCAAATACAGCAACGTCATACTGGGAGCTGGACGACACGCCGGTGTTTCCGACCCTAACCATCTGGCCAATCTTCGGGCTTTCGATGTCATAACCCTTCTTGCGCTCGATACCATTGTCACCAACAGCCAGGTTTACCAGGATGTCCGGAGTAAGCACCATGCTACGCTCGGCCATAATCTGAGCGGTAGTTGGCTGACTTACGCGCTTATCACTCATCTTGATCGCCCGCGTGCCATATTTCTCAACGCTCAAAGCATTCACAAACTTCTTATAATAGCCATCGGCACCCGTGAAGTAAATCGTGTTCACGAGCCGTTCTACGCTCTTTTCGATGTCCAAACGGGTCAAGTGTGTACCAATCATAAACGTGTGATCTGGAGCCTCTGCACGCTGGTGCAGGTGCATAACGGCAGGGTGCTGCGACTGGTCGATGTAGTAGTACCATCCAAAAGGACAAAGTTCGAGCACTTTTGTGATGCCTTCCAGATACGTGTTCGTGTTATACGTGTAGCTAACCACGGTGCCGGTATCATCAATACTATCTTCGGTATAAGTAATCGGCACGCCGAGAGCTGCCAATTTGTCTACCAGGTCACGCATGATATTCGATGGCTCATAACTCAGGAACGGAATCTCGGTAGCGCCTTCTTCATCTTCGATTATGTGATTCGCCGCCTGAGCACCATAACCAATAATCGTGACCATAATTGTTTCGTCAACATAGTTCGGCTTGTACTTGGTGATTCGGCCATTGAACATAGACACGCCATTCGGTTCATCTTTATCGGCCACTAAAATCTGAACTCGGTTGTTGTACCGGATGTCTACTCCCTCACCGAACTCGTCTGCCTTCCGGGCAATTTGCACAGTCACCTCTGATGCAGCATTATTTATCTGCTCCTTGATGGTTGGCGAGCTAACTACCTCCACCTTGGGGTTCCAGGTGTTCATGAAATTGCCATCAGCTCCAAACACCTTATACATAACCTGTTTTTCAACATTGGCGTAGATGACCTCTGTGCCATCCAAGTCAAGATTGAAAAAGCTGGAACCGTACATTTTTGGCACGGCCGCCTTTTTAAGTTCGCCATCGGCCTCAAGTACAGCCACGCCCTCAATAGTCAGAGCTGAGGTGCGCGTGCGGAAGCCGGAGCCTTCCAGGTTGGAGCCGCCTTCTAATACGGCTTGGCCAACCTGGATGAAAATGAAGGTGCCGCCGCCAAAAATTGTTGCAGAGCCATGATACTTTCCTTGACCTTCTGCGAAGATCGTAGAGCCGCCTTCAAGAGTGCTGCTGTCATATCCGACATCATCACCTCCTAAATACGCGCCTCCGAAGTAATCTGAACCCTGCATGGTTTATAGCACCCGCAGATTATTTCTTGTCAGCTTCGTCAGCTTTGACCTGGTTAATCCTTGCATCGATTGCCGCCATGATTTGTTCTTCATGCTTCATAGCCCGCAGGTAATCATCGTATCGCTTTACCGACCGGTAGCCTAAAGATTCAAGCTCCTTAATGTCAGTAATGTCTTCGAGATTCCTTGCAGGTTCGATTGGTTGGTCTTTTTTCGCCATGATTTTCTCCTTAATAGTTACTTTTCTCATTGTATAGCCATCGACTATGCAGGAGCTAGAACAGTTACGGTTCCACTTGAACCTTTGTACTTTAATGCTCCAGCCTCTACATACATATACCCAGAAGCAGACGGAGTTCCCGAAGGTGCAGAGCCAACATTGGCAATTTGCATAAGCCCAGTGTTGTACACGCGAAACTGGCTCACGCTATTCGTTTGCAAGTCCATGAGCAATTTAGTTCCTGAACCTGTCGCAGTTTCGGTAGCATTCACCAAATGAGCTATGTAGCCAGCTGTTCCAGTCTGGTTAATCGTAGGATTCACAGCAAAAGCGTTCTGAGATATAGCGCTGGCGTTGAATGTAGAGCCTACTGCAAATATTGGCCCAGCAACAGCAGTGGTTCCACGAGTAATATTCGAACTAGACGACAGGTTAAAAGTAGTGTTTCCACCGGTAATTGCCATAGCCCTGGTCGTACCGGTACCTCCGCTTTCAGTTATCATCGTCAATACGTTGCTATTCCAGTAAGTGTGCAATCGTTCATAGTTGGTGGTCTGATCGCTGGTATTGTACAGATATTCATTCAGCCCATTCGGGTAGGAAATCGATGTTATGCCACTTTCCCACGCAGCTGCCGCAGCCGCAATAGTCATACCAACATCTGAGCTACCCCGTACATAAAGCGTGTTCGTAAGAGCCTGCACACGCATACCGTTACCGTTGTTGTCGATACGTCCGCGGCTAACATTGTTTCGCCTTACGATCAAAGCTTCTTTGAATGTGTCAGTTGCAGTTCCGGCGGTAATAGTCACGCCATCCATTAGCAGGGTGCCGGTCATAGTCTTATTGCCAGTAATCGTTTCTGTGCCTGACAAATGCAGAGAGAGAGCATCTGCAACGTCAACGTAATTCTTAGTGGCTGCATGCTGTGCGGAAGTAGGGTCAGTTACACCCGAAATCACACCACCAGCAACAACGATTTCACCTGTTGACTTAACAGTTAGCTTGATGGCTCCGCCAGCTCGTATAAATGCGTCATTACCAGTTGCCCCAACCGCAACAGTATCGGTTCCAGTGGTAGTCGAAGCATAAAACGACAGACGCGCCAAGCCGCTCACGTTGGTGCTTGAAATGGTCGCAACGGTATTCGCACCATCTATTGCATTCAAACGCGCCAGAGCGTCTGGATAAGCTCCAGAGGACAATTTAGCACCAAAGGTGGCATAGCCTGCCCGGCTTTGGTCGAAATGCACCCAGGCATCTGAATCGTTATAGTCGCTAATTACCAAGTCGTTATGAGTGGTATTGCTATAATTCCGGGCAGACTGAATATAATTGGCATTATTCAGAGCCTTAAATACAACTCGCCCCTCGTAGGTTCCAGAAGTAAGGCTAGATCGGATATGCACGCTGCCATCAGCGACAAGATACATATTGTTTTTTGACCAAATATCCGCATCGTAATCACCATCACCATCAAGGTCTGGGAAAATAGCAAAGTGCCTAGTTCCGTCACCGCCGTACAAAGCAAATACGCCATCTGCATCAACAATAGGAATACCTGGGGTAGAATCAACCAACTGGATTTTCACACCATCAGTAAACGTCTTAACACCATGAATCACCTGGTCGGTGGTCTTGTCCATGAAATACTGGCCGTCAGACGGCAGCGGCATTTTCAATGGAATGTCTAAAATGCTATTCATCTTAGTATCTCCTCGCTGCTCTAAATGTCCGGGCGTACAGTCCGGTTCCTGTTAATGTTGACTTACCACCCATATCTGAGAATGTGGGGCCACTGATCGTTTTTCGTGAAGAAATGAACCGCGGCTCGCCAGTATTCACGTCATAGCCAAGGAATATGCCCATGTGGTCGATCTGGCCTTCTTCTTCGTCTGGGTTCGATGTATCAGCATCGAAGAACGGCAGGTCTCCAGGTATCATCTTCGCAACATCTGCCAATGTTGGCGCAACTGAGCCGGTGTGCGGAATCAGATATAGACCGGGGCCATCAGTCTGCTGCTGAGTGGCGCGGCGGGGTATATTCAACCCGTCAAAATCTTCCTCGTCATCCAAACACATAGGCAACCCCATATCAAAACCATAAACACGACGCGAGAATCCTGAGCAGTCCAAGCTACCAAGCTGGTGAGATTCTGGGGCATCCGTCTTAGGCACGGTCAGGTGAGTGTATCTGATCGAGCCGTTCACGCCGCTAAAGTCATTCCAGTCCGAGCCTTCTTGCCTTGTACCATCCGTGGCATGTGGCAAGTCGAACGTCCTATCTGTGGAATATACGGGGCCATAATCAGCCGGCGTAGCACCGCCGGTTACATACTTCATCGCAGTTGCAAGCACATCATCAGGCGCATTGTTCGACAGCTGGGCTAACAACCATTCAGTATCAACTGTTCCAGCAAATGGCTCATCCAAGAGACGTACCCACACATCATGTGTCACCACCGGTGGAGTTGGCCACTTTGAAACAGCTGAAAAGTTAGAAATCTTGAATGTTGGGTCATTAGTAGCACTGCTTGCAACGAGCGCCCGGACACCAAGCTTCCCTGTAATAAACGTCTGGCTGAAAGCTGTGACAGTCGGAGTACCCGGTTCAGCATTTCCTTGTTTCCAAGCATACATAGCCAAATTACCATCACCATCATGAGTAGCCCGGATATTCCACTTCTGATTTGCTGCATAAGAGCCAGATGCTCCTACAGTAGTAGCAGTGCCCAAAGTTGTTTCAACGCCACCAACAATTTCTGTAATATTCGCCACAACAGAACCATTAGTATTGAATGTAAGCCTGAACCGAGTATGGTTTGTAGTCGATTGCCAACCCCCGATAGCCGAGAATGAGTTTGTGCTGCCGACCGGCACCGTAGTCAGCGCGTTGTCAGTTCGCAAGTCGTATTCTTTCACAACATCATTCAGGCGCACGTAATGAGACACGCCGGGCGCTGGGTGGATAGTAGCACCATCATTTACCGCATAAGCGCTGTCCAGACCGTTGAAATCTCCCCACAAGCCGCCTGCTGGTGATGGCCCCCATCCTCCAGTGATAATTCGCTTAAAGTTATCCGTAAAGTCTGGTTTTTGTTCACTAAATGTACGAAGCGAACGGTACAGGTGCACTGATTTTGCACCTTCTGTGAATGTAGCAAGATGCTTCCCGTTAGTCATATTGTAAACTTCAACACGATCTGGGTTTGTTTCAGTTATCATGGCAAGTGCATTGTTCGCCTGTGTGCGATTTATCACAAGCCCATTAGCATCTCGCTCTACTACATCCTGGAAATACGTTATACCAAGATCATCATGCGTCACTTCGTAGCTATCGATTGCTCCAGGGTGACTGGCGTTAAATACAAGTGCAGTAAATGTGCCGAGGCTGCCATCCGGCCATTTAACTCCGGCGCTTGTAATGCCACCAGCGGCATTCCTGGTTATCTCACCAATAATGATCTGACTAGGCTCCATTGCCAGCGGCACGCGAGTATCGAATCCAATAGCGTGCTCAATCTCCAAAAGCCTAGCTGCATGATCTGCAACTATTTCCTCGACATCATCGAACAGCTTGGAGGTGATCGTAACAATCAATTCCCAGCCAAGACCAATATCACGAGCTGTAGTGTCTTCCTGAGCACGCAAAACTTCGATTGCGCCGGTTTCTGAGTTGGCAGAAATAACCCGGACAATCTCCGAGTTCTCAAAACGAGGCTGGCGGCCGCGGGGCACCATAGTAGCATTGAAAGGCGGCACCGGCAGCAAGTGCATCTGAGCAACAGTTCCAACCATAGAAGTACCTGACATCCCTGGTGATGGCGGTGTCAGTATGTCTACTCGTCCGAAGTTTTTGTGCTTATCAAACATAATTCTACCTATCTGCCCCTATTATATGCTTTTAGAGCATGGAGCATATGATCTACTTTTCCCCTACAATCAAAGAGCCAGCGTGGATGACAAAATCTTCACCCTCGGTGAACTCCTTAGATGCAACCAATTCACCCTTGTAGAGCATTGCTCCACCGGTAACTGCATCCCAGATTGCAATGTGCGTAACTGTCGTGGTCGGCAGGTTCGTCCAAAGAATCTCGTTGTTACTGGCAGAAGTGGTAATGCCATCACCATCAGTCGAAGACGGGTCAAATGTCACCACCTTTCGAGCATAGCTACTATCACCGGCAATAACTTCGTCATCGCCAGCACTCTCGCCGGGGTCTCCGGTGTGCAATGAAACATAAAGGCCAGCTGCCGGGGTATAAGCCTCGACACCGAGCACATGATTCAATATTTTTCGTTCCAGGTAGTCTGATTTTGAGTCATTCATATTGTTTTTCTCCTTATGGTTATCTTACAGGTACTTTTTCTGGTACTCAATTCTCGCTGATACTGCCCGTCCTACAAAGTCATCCCGGTAAGCTGCGCGAGCAACCCGCGGGCTGAATGACGGGAAGAACCCGGTGAAATCTGCCGGCGGCGAGCCATTAACCAATATCTTTTGGTTTTCTGAATCTATCGAGAGCACATCACCTACTTCCCAGATACGAGTGACTTTTACTTCCTGGCCACTGTTCGTGTTGCCAAGATAAATCGACCTGGCTATCGGAGTATCATCTTCGTATTCAATATCCTCGATAGTCACAATCATGGTCGGCAAAACTTCGCTATAACCTTCAAAAATATGCGAGAAGTTCAAAGTCGAAGTCGTAAATGTAGGCTCCTCGAACACCACATTTGTACCGTCGCGGCCGAATGGGTCACTGCACTCAAAGGTCAGACTGATATACGTTTTACCGCCTTCGATGAATCCTTCTCCAAAAGCACTCAATGATGCGGTATACCGGCGTTCTTTACCAGCCTGGATAATCGACAATGGACGCTGCTTGCCGGATAGCCGCCACTTCAACTCATCCATGGCCTCCTCATATGCCTGGCGGGAAGGCGCAACTATGTAGCCAAACATCATGATGACTTTCTTCGTGTACCTCTGGCTCACAACAATAGCACCGTGGTTACGCACAAGCTGAATCGTCTTGAGGTCAATATCCGGCATACTATTAGGCAACCGGGATGTCGGCGTAAACCAGGTGATGTTTCCAAGATCGAAGTTGTCGAACTTGAATGTGAAATCGTTATCTAATTGCATGCTATACTCCTGCCCCTACTATACCGGCATCGGCCAGTTCTGAGCTGCGGGTAATCAACTGCATGAACCGACTATCTTCTTGGCGAGTGTTAATTGTAACGTCACCGACAGTCACATTGCTGTTCGTATTCTGGGTATTGCTGCCGCCAGCTCCAAGGAGTGATGCTACCGAACTACTAAATCCGCCCGCGCTCATAGTTACCGGTACATCCATGGCACTCGGCAACAACTGAGTAGCCTGGTTAAATGTATCCATCAGGCTGCCGGCATTCTGCGTAATACCGAGTTTTGCACCCTGCATAACGTAGCCGAACATCTTGGCCATCACCTTAGAAGGCGACTTGATGCCAAAAAAGCTTTTCACCGCGTCCAGGGCACCAGAGCAGATGTCTTTAATCTTGTTCACGACTGCATCCTTGCCGTTTGTAACGCCTTTGACGATACCATTCACAATATCCCTGCCCGCATCCAGGAAACGGCCTACAAAGCCCGTCACAGCGTTCAGGCCAGCCTGCATACCATTCACCATGGCATTCTTTACGTTGTTGAACGTACTGGACACCGTATTGAATATCCCGCTTACGATATTCGAGATCGTATTCTTAATCGAATTGAATATGCTGCTGGCAGTGTTCAGTATGCTGTTGAATATGCCACTAACAGTGTTCCACATCGAGGTAAACACGCTGGACACCGTATTCCAGATTGCATTCACCACGCCAGTGATCGTTCCCCAAATAGCATCCCAAACAGTAGTCGCCACACCCCAGATTGCATTGAATATGCCTGATATTGTCTCCCATACTGCCGTAAACACCGAGCTAATGACACCCCAAATTGCAGTCACCGCGGCCGAAATAACACCATAGATGGCATTCCATACAGTGACGAAGAAGTTCCAAATAGGCAGCAATATCTGGTTATAAATGAACAAGACAATTCCGTACAAAACTACCCCAATGATCTGGACTATTGTCGAGACAACCGTAAATATCACCTGCACTATGCCGCTAAATATCGTAAACACAATCGTTCCAAGAGCCGTAATGACGAAAATAATGCCATCAAACACCGGCTTGAGCACCGTATTCCACACTGCCATTATTGCATTAAATACAGTGGTAATTACTGTGACAATCGCGTTGAAAACAGTAGTCACAACAGACCAGATTGCATTGACCACGGACATAATGGCATCCCCTATGCCGGTGAACACACCTCCCAAGAATCCCATAACCGCGCCAATCACGTTGCCGACTGCCTGCATGATATTGCCCCAGTTCCGCACCACAACCACCACTGCGGCAATAACAGCTATGATGGCACCGATGGCAATAATGAACGGAGCAAATGCCACCGCCATAACTCCCAAGATAATATTCCTGATGATTACGAAGTGATCTGCTACAAACTCAAGCACTTTGGCCAGCACTGTGATCGCACCGACAATAATACCGATAGCAATTACGAGTGGCCCAAACGTAAGAGCGGCCACAACTACGCCAATCACCTTAAATGCAGTCTGGAATGCTGCGGCGTGCTTCTGGTAAAAGTCTATGAATGCAGTGACTAAAGGTTGCAATGACTTCACCACTCCATCGAAAATCCTTTGCAACGAATCCCAGATACTCTTAAACTGGCCAGCCAAGAACTGACCAAGAGCAACAGCCACCTCATGAATCTTGAGCAATGCACCCACGACCGGGCTATCCTCTTGCAAACCGAAGAAGCTCTTGCTACCGGTGAAATCACCTCCAAAAAGCAACTTCATAGCGCTGGCAATCCCTGTGATTATCGGGCGCAGGAAGTCAGCAGCCTTGCCGAATATATCGAACTTCTTCTGGAGCACAGCTAAAGCTGCACCAACTGCTATTGCCGCGGCAACAATCAGAGTAACTGGCGAGAATATAACTGCCAACACAGCACCGAACCCAGCAGCAGCAACGCTGGTCACAATGAAATATCCGGCCAATGCTACCAACCCAGTGCCAAGTCCTATCAATATAGGCTGTAAATTCGCAGTAACAAAGGTCGCCATGCCTGTCAACGCGGGCAGGAACACCTGGCCAATGCCAATAGCTGTAGTTTCAAGCGTGTTCTGTAATGCAGCCATGGCACCGTTGAACCCGACCTGTCGAGACTTAGCCAGATCATTAGCGGCACCGACCTTACCAATCGATTGCTGCATTTTGTCGAAACCAGCAGTTCCATCCGTGATAACTACATTCGCGGCCTTCAAAGCTTCTGCACCAAAGATAGTCGATAAAGCCTGGGCACGCTGTTCCTGGGTCAAGCCCTTAGTTTTCTCGCCAAGTTGCTCGATTGCGCCACGGGCACCAACGAACTTACCCTCAGCATCAAACATTTTCAGCCCAAGTTTCTCCATGACTTCCCCAGCCTTATCGGTTGGACTAAGCAAAGACTTCAACATGTACGACAGGCTGGTACCGGCTTGCTGTGCCGAGATACCCTTGTTCGCCATCTGACCAATAATACCAATGGTCTCAGACAGTGACAGCCCGGCAATCGATGCCTGGGCACCTGCCTGTGTCAAAGCAAGCCCTACATCACCCAGTTCAAGACTGGATGCGTTTGCAGCGGCGGCCAGGAGATCAGCTACCTTAGTGGCATCAGTTCCTTTAAGTCCAAATGTCAGCAGGGCACCCGAAACGATCTTTGCAGAATCGGCCACGGCAATATTACCAGCCGCAGCAGCCTGCAATACACCCTTCGAGGCTCCCATGATGTCATTCACACTCAAACCGGCCTTACCAAGCTCGATCATAGCATCTGAGGCATCAGCAGCGCTCACAGCTGGCAATGTGATGTCATTACCAAGTGCGATAGCCTGATCGCTTAATTGCTTCATCTGGCCAGCCGTAGCGCCTGTGACAGCCTGCAATAAGCCCATAGAGCTTTGCAGGTCTGCCGCGCTAGTCACTGCCTGAGCACCGAAGCCCACAACGGCGCGAGTAACAGCTTCAAATCCTTGGGTCAGCAAATTACCGGCAAAAACACCAAGCATGGTGTTCTTAAACTGGGTACCGGAATCCGCAGCGCTGCCAAGGCTCCTTTGGAAGCCTTCTACGTTGCGAAGTTCAAGATTCGCATAAACTGAGCCAAGAAATACGTCTGCCATTATTCTGCTTTTTCCTCTACCACCACACCAATCCCACCGAGAGCGCCGAGCACTTCATTCAGGGTTGGCAACTTGTCAAAGTCAGGCGGTTTAACTAACCGTTTGGGTTTCGGTATTTTGCCGGGCTTTCCACCATTGGATTTCATGATTCCCAGCATACCTTGCAGCAACGTATATATATTGTCGTTTGTTTCTTCTTTATCGCGCAGGAACCCTTTGTATGCGAGCGCTAGGTCGAACTGGAAGGCTTGATACTCATCAAGGTCATCCATGAAGTCACTAGGCCGCGTACCAGGGTACCTACGACACAGAATGTCTAGGTAATCAGCTTTCTGCGACAGTGCGAAAGGGTGTAAGGTCAGTTACCCCCGACTGCACGTAGTTCATCACAAATTGCTTGTCGATGTCATCGATCATTTCCGCAGTGATCTCGCCCTCACCGGGTTGCTGGCCGTTAGGACATACTTTTGGTTCAACGAACGAATGAACTGAAATCAGATCGACAAGATCAAGGTACTTGGTCATGTCATCAGGGTTCATTTTCTTGCCGGGGCCAACATTTTGCATGGCGGCTGCCACGTCTGATGGAATGTGCTTCTGCTTAATCAAAGCAGTAACGCTTGGCCTACGAATCTTAACAAAAAGACCAGACGGAAGTTCTACAACTTCGCCTGTGTCTCTTGCTGTAGCACGCTGGCGGAACGAATCCGCTGTTGCTAATTTTCGTGCTGGTTGTACTGGTGCATTTTCTGGTTGTGCCATACTTTTGCTTTCGCCTCCTTAAAAACTGGTTACTAAATACTAAGCGGCTTGGCCGGTGACAACTTCGAGAGTTGCAACGCGGATGCTCGCAAGAGCCACGCCTTCGATGTCCGTTGCGGTCTGGATTGCGTTACCAGTAAGCTCGACAGCAAGCTCGTTACCGTTGCCGGCAGTAATCTTGCTTTTGCCCAACTGTACCTTGTGCCAGATTTTGCGAACGATCACCGCGGTGCCCTGGTCTGTGCGAGAGTTGATCTCAGCGCCCACTTCCACGAATGGAGGGTTCAATTCAGACTGGCTACCAACTGCAATTTTCGAGCCACTTGCAGAGCTGGAAACTGTGTTACCAGTAATAGCCTGCAAAACATCCATCGAGATGGCGTTGGCGTTAATTGTCAGTTCTTCTTTGCGACCACTTGAGAAAGTGGCCTTAATGGTGTCGTCACCTTTGATTTCAGTGTCGTCCTGGCTTGGGTCGCCCTCTGCGTTGATGATTGCATCGATGTCATAACGATCACCGTCAGCAGTCTTCACATAGGCATTCCGCATGCCAGCACCATAAATGTGGTTAAAATCCATTTCGTGCCTTTCTTATTGTTACTTTTTCGGCGGAATGTAAGTCCTACGTTACACTCGTTGCCATCGGTACCGGCTTTCCCGGAAGGGCAGGTCATATGCCTGATCTACCAGTTCTGCCTGAGTTGTTTCGTGAACCAACTCGATGCTGGTACTTCCAGCGAGCTGGAACTGACGCTTGTGCAGCAGCTCCCGAACCCTTGCCAAGATGTCTGTGATTTCCACAAACGTCTTGCTACTCGAATTATAGCATCGAATGTAGAAAATATCTTCATACAGGTTCGTGCCCACTCTATTCTGGCCGCCACCCTGAATTGTGATCTGCGGCAACGGGTTCTTGTGCTTGAATTTCTCCAATGGTACAATGCTCCACTTTTCTGCCTGGTCAGACACATTCTGGTCAAACCAGTTCTCGTTTTTCGGTAGCATTCCAAGCAAAGTAGCATCAGCCTGCAACAATTCCGCCACTGCCTCGCGTAGTTCATTATCCATTGAGTAAATCCTTCATCACGTTCTGCATTTCTTGCTTACCAAAGCCAAATACTGTCGGGTCAATAACGCGGTACTTACCACCATGCGCCATTTCCAGGTACTTGCCATAATCAACACCGATACCAATGGCAGCAGTTATCCCACCGGCATCCTCGGTCACTTCTGCATGGATAGAGCGCCGGGCATCGCCACTACGGTCTGTCCACGGAGCTGTACGCTTGGCTTCATTCACAGTACGCCCTGCGGCCACTGTGACGAGCGTTTTGGCATTACCACGAACACGAGTGCCTAAAGCACCCATCTTTGCAGCCACGCCTTCCCAACCTTCAAAATTACTAGCCATTTTTCAACTCCACTTCGCAAGCACGACCACGGGGGTTCACGCCTGACACTTCCAGCTTTACGCGCCGGCCATTGTGCACGAGCACAAACTTATCGCCAACTTTGATGTCAGCCTTATCCACCAAAGCTACCCAGTGGGTCTTAGCCTTGCTGGCCTCATCAATACGAATCAATAATGCACCGAGCAATGTCTCGCCAGGCACCTCGCTGGAGAACCCAGGATTGTCACTACTGGAGCGGACACCTAAATGCTGCGCCAGGTATTTCTGCTGTTCAAATATCTCAAGCGTTTCGTCTTCTGCAAGCTGTTCGCGCCCAATCCAGCCGTCTAAGTCAGCCATGATTAACCTACGTTGTTATCGCTGAAATTATCACTGCGAGAGAGGTCTTCACGCGGGGCACGGGTACTGCGGGTCTGGTGAACGCGGTCTCCGACACTCACGCCGCCAACATCACTGAACTCACCACCTGGGCTGTACATTGCGAGCAAATCTTTCAGGTTACGGAATACCTGGCTGGCATTAACCTTAGTCTGCCCCTGAGTGTAGTCAGAGCGGCGGCTGGCAGAAGCCAACAGGTCTTTCAGACATTCAATGATCGCACCATTAACAGAATGGGCATCAATAAGCGAAGCAATAACAATATCCGTGAATCCGGCGTACTCGTACTCCACCACGATCAAGGCATTTTCTCCTGGAGCTTCGGCTAACTGGAACTGCCCGGCACCGGCATAAATGCTAACTGGAGTGACTACACTGCCACTGACAGTGACAACCAAGTTCTGGATATTTCGATACTTAACAGGAAAAATCACAGTCGAGCCGTCACCCTGGTACTGCTCTACTGTTTCTTTGCTGCTGTCGCCAATCGCTCGGCGGACTTTATCGATGTCTGCTTGTACTGCCATAATACCTTTATTCTAGCACCGGCATGTGCTTTTCGATAGCCGCAACCATGTCCTGGGCAACCTTGCGGTAGTCAAACTCCCGGCGCACCCATTCTGACGCACGCAATCCCATGGCGCTGGCTTCATCCTGGTGCTCGTATGCCCAGAGCATCTTTTCCTTCAATTCTTCAAAGTCTGGTTCGTACCAATTACCAACATCACCCCATGGCTTCGGATAGCGTTTGGCTGGCGAAGTCTCGTCACTCTTAACTACCAAAAAGTAGTCTGGGTTAGCATATTCAAGCATGCCAGTGTTGCCAGCAATGATCGTAGGCAGCCCGGTAGCCGCGGCTTCCAATGGCGGCAGGCCAAAACCTTCACCATGACTAGGGAATACAAAGCAATCTGCCTCTTTCATGAGCTGGCGCATCTGCTTCTCGGTATAAATGGCATCGATGACTTCAATATCACCACAGCCTTTTTTATCGAACTCCATGGAGGCGTGTGTGCCGCTTTGCGTCTTCACAATGAGCCGTACATCATCTTTGTCCTTGAACAGGTCTATAAAGGCTGAAATCACGGCTCCGGAGTTTTTGCGGATGCTGAGTGTTCCCATAATCAGAAATGTGAACTTGTGGCCTTCCTCGCGCTTGCTGCGGTCGAGCAATGGGAACCCAGTCGGATGCAGGCCATTGTGCACTACTTCAATGGGCACGGTCACACCGGCGCGGCGGAATACATCGACATTATGCTGGCAAGGCACCAGTAACAGATCACAGTTTTCATTGATCGCTTTACCGGGGCGCATAGTCTTCCCAGCCCACGGCAGTCCGTTTGGCAAAGTGTCGGTTTCAAACATCGTATAGCCCACTCGAAACTTGTGAGCCTGCATAGAATCAAAGCTTATCGGGAAGCCGATAGTCACGGCAACCTGTTCGTGCCTGTACGGGCGCTTAATCAAATCCCAAGCTGGTTTACTAATGTTCACAGCTGGAGCATCCTCAAAACGTACCACAGACACCGGTGCAATCCTGTTCAGTGCAATGGCAAATTGCTCCGCCATTCCAGAATATCCCTGCCCGGCAGAGAATGTTGCATACAGGTTCAGCCCTTTGATTCGCCTCTCATTGTTCATGATCTAATAATACCATAGACCGCCGATACCCTCGCTAGAGTTATTCCGTCTAACGAGTTCAGGCCGGTGCACCAGTTCGGGAATCTAACCCTCTTTTCGGCGGTACTACCACAGTAACACAAAAGAGCGGTTGCAGCCGCTCCTTATGAAAAACACTAACCAAAAACCCACTACTTCATGGTAACACAAAACCGCCCCTTTCGAGGCGGCGTTTGCGACTATGCTGGCTATGACTAGCTGGCAGAGATTTTGAGTGCGCCGAACTCACCACCAACGGCAGCAAGTAGACCACGGCGGGTGCGGCCAACAACCTGGCTAAGAACCAAGCGGCTAAGGTCGCCATCACCGGAATCAGTACGCAAGTCGTGCTTGATGTACTCTTTGAACTGCTGCTTAGGAACGAGCACGAATGCTGTACCCTGTGGAACACCAGTGTAAGTGTACACATCCTGGCCAACCGTGATGATGTCACCATCGTAAGGAACGAAGGTAGCATTGCTCAGGTTGCGGTTTGCGACACCTGGCACGTTCGTGTTGCCAACAACCAGAACATCCTGTGCCAAGGCACTCTGGATAGCGATTGTGTCAAACGAGTTGTGCAGGATTACGCTACCACGAGGCAGGATTTGCACCACAGCCTTCCAAGTGGCTGGGTTCGAGATGTCACCGATAACATTCTGGGCAGTACCGAAGTCCTGTGTACCATCAGTGTCGATGAATCCCTTCTGTGCGCGAGCTGCTGCGAGCAGGGTAGCCTGGTTAGCGTTGTAAGCAACACCAGTGGCGTAAACGGCGCTGGTAATTGCAGACAAGTGCAGGTGGTTCATCAGCATGTTGTATGAGCGGCCGAAGCTCTCACCAATAGCTGCGACACGCCAGGTCTGGTTGTACTCAGCGATGTCTTCGTCATACTCGATACCGCTTGCGTAGGTGTGCATGCGAACGGTTGCTTCACGGCCGGTGCCCATTGCCCCGAAGCTAATTTCGCCACCTTCAAACTTTTCGAGGAAGACGGTCTGCACGTCACCAATGGTCTTCTCGGTCATAGTGAGCGGGAAGTTTGCATCAGTCTGCGTGCTATAAATTTCCTTGTAGAGCAAAGGAACTTGCTGTTGACCGGTTGCGAGGTCGAAGGTGATCTTTTCAAGGAACTCGGCTGCGCCATCAGCGGTACCGATCATTTCCTTAATAGTCACGCGACCAGAGCGGACGGCTTCGCCAAACTCCAGGGGAGTAACACGGCCGTTCTTTGCCATTTCGGCAATAACTTTGCGCTGTGCATCTTTGGCTGCTGTTTCAAAATTAAACATATCTCTATGACCTTTCTATCGTTAGTCAGTTGTTATTGTGCAGCCAGGCGAATCCACGCCACGTTGTTGCTGTCTTTTGCCCGGACGACCTTACCGAACAATGTGTTGCTACCGACTGTAGCAGTGATGACACCACCAGCGGTGATGTACAGGGAAGCACCCTTAGCAGCCACTACAGAACCGATGTTCAGTGCGTGCACACGCTGTGCAACTTCGATGGCAACCGTGTCACCTGAATCAGCATTTGCCTGTGCAATGCCGAAGAAACCTTGTGTGTTGACCGGATCACCCTTTTCTACATCGTAGGGTGCGGTTACGTCAACAGCTTTACCGTCTTGGCGAAATGTTTCTGCCATGATTAGTTCTCCTTCTTACTTTCTAAATATTTGTGAGCAGTTGCGCCAGGCTGGCTGATCTGCGGGGTGACTACCGGCTCGCGGGTTGTCATTTCAGCAATCACAGCTTTACCATCTTCGCTTTCAAGAACCTTGGCTACTGCCTCGGCTGGCTTGAGAGCTGCATCTGATTTCATTTCTGAAACTACCATGCGTTCCACCATTTTTCGCGCTGCTTTATCGCTAACCTTGGTGTTCAGTTCTTTTTCAAGCTCGAACTTAGTGAGCTGCGATTGCATTTCTGCAACCACTTGAACAGGATTATCACCAAGAGTTTCCTTCAAAGAAGTCATCTCGGAGACCACTGTACGACTGCTGGCTTTTTCAGCCTCCACAGCTTCGCGTGTCATCTCTGCAACCACCTCCGGCTTTGCGTGAGCCTTGATGTCTTGTGCTGATGCGCTCGCTAATGCTTCTGCTAACGTCATATCTTCTCCTTCATTGTTTTTACCACTGGACATTTCTGCCGTTACCGCGAAAATACCTGAGTTCCGCACGCCTTCGGAACCGGGGCGAGTCCAATCCACACTCTCAAGATCGAAGTCAAACACACGAAGCGCTTTCTTTGCTGCATCACGCACTACACGGCTGGTGCCATAAATGCTGACTGCAACATTACGCTTAATGGCTGACGCTCGCTTGAGGATTGACCGACGACTTCGTGCTTCCGGTAGGACATAACCTTTGGCAATAAGACGTGCTTTGCCTTGGTCATCGATAACACGAGCGCCGAGCCAAATTGTCTCAGCATCAGGTACCTTGTGGTCTCGTTCGGCATCAGTTAGGTGGCCTTTATAACCGTCTGGGTGCTTTTCATTGATCTGCCTAGCAATATCAATGATAGTCTCCCGGTCATAAAAGCGGCCATTTGTACTGACGCTTTCATTCAACACCTCAATGGTAACGAACATAGGGTTGGGGTCATCACCAACAACAGCTTTAACCAACTCAGCATCGAGCTGAATAAGCTCATCGGCAGCTTGTTTCGCACCTGTCATTTCGGCAACGATTGCTTCGACTGGGTAGTACCCTGCTACTTTGGTCATTACTGCTCCTTTATATTAAAAACTGTCGCTTCAAGCCGAGACTTACGGCGGCTCGATGATTCGACAGTTTTAGTAACTTTTGATTCGTAGTAAATCTACTTCAACTTGAATTGTACAGCCTACCCTAGTTCTCGTCAATTTTTGCACATGCTACTTTTTCTCAAGCAACTGGAGGGTGATTTCAGGGGCTTTTGCAATCGGGTTGCCGTCTGCATCGAGTTCTTCTTCATCCTCTTTTTTGTCACCCTTCAAGCCTTTTTCTTCGGTGTCAAGGTCATCACCACGCTGCTTGAGCTTATCCTGTTCAAGCTTTTCTTTTTCCTCCGGGGTGAGCTGGCCATCATCATGGAACTCCACGCCATCTTCGACAATGGCATTGTTCTCCACGAAGATCACGGTCTTTTCACCACATTTGCCGCAAGTACCCATAATGTTAAAATCTGAACCAACAACAGTGAAATGCTGCTTTTGGCGGCCAATGTCGATAGTCTTGCCACCTAACAGATGAGCGAATGTGCCATCACACTTGACGTTGCTACATTTGATTCTTTTCATTCAGATTCGCCTTTCCCTCGGCCTAAACGGCCTTTTCTATTACGCTAATGATACTACAATTCTCCGCGCTGCAATAGCTCCAATACCTGGGCACGGCTGGCGTACACGGCAATGTAATCACACAGGCAGAAATTGTGCGACAAAGGCTTCGAGCCATCCTTCGGGTACATTGTCACTGCTGCAAGCTCGTCACACACATCCGGGCGCGGGTGAGAACTGCTCAGAACCCATTTATAGCCGAGCACCCACGGCGCATCATCCAATGCACGCTTAGTCGATTCCCGGAAGCTTTCCGCGGTCTGGGTGCGAGCAATATCAACCAGGTTTGTCTGCAATGAGCCGGGCAGCACGTTCTTCGGTATGAAGCTGGTGTTGGCCTTGCTGGCATTGCGGATGACATCCCATGGGCGGACTGGAGTTTCACCGGGCACCGGGTTAATGTATCGATCAAGACGCTGGGCAATGGTCTTCGTGTCCACGCCATCACGCACACCGGACTGTATCAGGTTGCGGATAACTGACTGAGTGCTCCGCTCAATAATCGCCATGCGCTCGTTATAGCTGACCTCGTACTTGCCGGACTTCATGGTGCGGAAGTTGCGGGTCATATCACTCTCGAAGCTTTTCATCTGGATAGCGAACTTGTCGGCAGCCGCGCCCGCGCCGGCAGATCGAAGCAGGGGCAATGACTGCTCCAGGAAGCTGTCACGCTTTACCCTGGCCACAGCACCAATGCCTTTTCCCATCCGAGCATCAAATAGCAACAGAGCGGCCGCAAGCAGCTCAATAATGCCAGCAATGACATCAGGTGCGTTTTGCAAGCCACTCGCGCTCTCGTTGGCCATCAAAAGGTCGTAGGCATCATTTGCAAAGTCATCCAGCACGGTCTGGACTTCCTGTTCGAGCATAATAGCCTGGCGCAGGTAAGCCTTTTCCTCGCCGGTGGCTTCCCTAATATCCTGCTGGGTAATCGCCATGATTAAGCCTCAGCTGGCGGTGTAGGTTCATTGACTGGGGCCTTCGTCTTTGCTTGTTCCAGCAATGCCTTAGTCAATCGATCTGTCTGCTCTGGTGCAGCCTCTTTAGCCGCGGCCTTCGCCTCTGCCGCAGCACGCTTAATTTCTTCACTCACGTTCTTAATCTTGTCACCGAGAATCAGTTCGAGCGCAGTCTGGGCGGTAATGAACTTGCTTTCAAATGCGAACGTCACGGTCTCCAGGATCATCTGCTTGTCTTCGTCATCGATAGGCGGGTAGTTCACCGTTATGGCTGGCACTTCTTCCATGATCGACAGATAAAGCGGGTCGCTAATCAGAATACGGCGCTCAATATACGTTTCAACCAAATCTTTGACAAACGTACTGAACTCCTCTTGCTTGCGCTCAATTTTCTTAACAAAGATCGGAATCTGGGTTTCGGTGCTGGCCTTGCTTGAGCTGACTGCGGTACCAAATACAAACTCTGGTGTCTCGCTGCCCTGTACGAACAAGTAGAAGTAAATCTCAAGCAGTTTGGCTGCATCATCCATGACATTGTTACCCTGGAGCATTTTGGCATCAGCCTTGTCGCCATTCAGGTACAGAATCTTGTCTTTGCCCCATACAAACTGGCCTTGGTCTGCTGCCGGCGCGGCTGCTGGGTCATTAGCGGCCGACTGAGCTGCAATAGTCCGTGGGTTCACCACACCCTTCAATACTGGAATCGGGCTGGCATTGTAAATCACCGAACCTTTGGCTTCCTTGATGACATCTGCATAATCCCGGAAGATTGCGAGCACGTTCTGGTAGTCGCTATTGCCATAAACAGCCTGGGGTTCAGGTTCGTTGTGCAGCGCCTTGATTGCGAGCTTACGAGGCTCCAGAGTGCCTACTGGTATGCCTAGGTTGTTCCCAGCTTCATCGTACTGAGATACATCTGCTGGGCTAACCACGCCATCCGCGGTGAACACCTTCTCCCAAAGCACTTCTGCCTTTTCTGGCTGGCCATCAGGGAAACGATAAATCCGAATGCTGTCCATCCGGTACTGCTTTACATAAATCCAGGTTGCTTGCGTGCCAGTTGGCAGGCCGGTCAGCCGGTCAGTGTCATTGATGTACACAATATTCTTTACATCGACACCCATCACCGCGCCAGAGATAGGGTCGAGAATCACCTCAATTCCCTTGGCATCAAGCTCGGTCAATTTACCAAACTCATCCATGTGCACATAGGCATCACCGTCACGATAGCTGTGCTTGGCTGCATTGAACAGCATGCCCTGATTTTGCTTGAGGTACTTGTTCAGGTCATCTTCCACGGTCTGAATCATTGGCAAGTTGCTGGGGTTGTCCAGGGCGATAGTACAGCCACGGCCAATTACAAAGCCTGCCGTGATGTTCACAATCGGCTTACCTAAAGCAGCCGCAATCTGGTACTCCTCGCCTTTGCCATTCACAATCGAGTTGTGATAGATCGAGCGGAACAGGTCATAGTTATTGCGCTCATAGTTGATCGACACCGTATTCCCACGGTTGAAAATCCGTTGCATGCCCAACCAAAAACCATTCTGCTGGAAGTTGCCGACTTTCCCAGTCATTTCCGCCACTACTCGGCGTATCGGATGCAATAGCATGTTTGGTTTATCATTCGCCATATATACCCTCATTCTACTTTACTTTCTCGCAAACTGGTATAGGTCAAAATCGCCACCCTGAGCAACACCGGAGCCATCACCTGCAAATGTCAACTGCCTTAGTCCGCCATTGGCAAACCAGGTAGCCATCAAGATGTCTTCCGTGTGGCCGTTCGGGAACCGCTTCATACCATCCACCAATTTATCAACAATCTGGATTGTGCTGGCACTCTGGCTGCCGTAAGGCAGAATCCATTTATTATTCTCGAACTCCACGCCCATGCTGTTCAAACCAACTTCGAGGTCAAACTTCTCGCCGCCGGTGGCATAGCCCTTGATCGGCAGACTGGTACCTTCCTGCATGTCACGTACTAGGGCGGCCTGGTAGCCATTCGATTCAACGATGATGACACCAGGTGCAAAGCGCCGGTACAGCTCCTTAATCATGGCCTGAGCACCGCCAAACGATAACTTGGCCAGGCTAAGGTGCAGCGGAATCTTCGTACCATCACGCAACATACCAATTACTGCAAAAGCGCAATCGTCAGATTCCTTCTTCTCGCTAATGGCAAGGTCAACACCCATAGACACGACCATGCCGCCCAAATCCCAGTTGGCATAGTCCAGCTGATAGATCAGGGTACGGTTTGCACCACGTTCAAGCGCCCGGTTAATCCAGTTTTCCTTAAATATGGCATCCTCGTCAGACAGGGCAATGTTCCGGTACGCCTTGTTGAACGACTTCGTACCCATACGCTTCTTCTTTTTCATGAGCACATCCCACGGCCAACGAGCTGGCCACAGCGTGATCTGCCGCTTCTCGTCAACAATGGCATCGTAGCGCTTGCGGAAGTCGTAAGTGTCTTCCTTCATGAGAACATGGTACAAGTCGTAGCTATCCCAGGCAGTGCCCACAACCACCATCTTGCCGGTGCCAGGCTCCAATACTGGGTCGAGCACTTCATCGAACCATTCCTTCGTCTGCTCGCGCTGGAATGCAGTCTTGGTATTCTCCTTGTTCAAGAGGTCGTCACACAGAATCACATCAGCACGCTTGGACAAAATGGCACCACCGGTACCAACAGCACTAATTGTCGGGTCTTTCAGGCTCAAGTCATCACGCTTAACGATGATTTCTTCCTGGCTCCACTTGTCAGGCATCTGAGGCACCAAGTTGCCAAACAATTCGATGAACTTTTCATTGCGCTCCAAGTTGTCCGTGATCTGGCGAAGGAACGACTTAGCCTGCGTTGCAGTGTTCGAGACAATAATGATTCGAGTGTTTGCATTGCGGGCGATCAGCCACAGTGGGTAGTACACGCTGAATATCGTGCTCTTACCGTGGTTGCGGGGAGCCATCAGCATAATGTAGTTCCAGTCTATCGGGTCATCATACAGCCATGTCGTAATGCTACCGTCTTCATTCTGCCGGGCGCGGCCTTCAAGTATCTGCGCCCACTCAATATGGTGCCTTGCAAGCTCAAAACCTGCCACGCGCTTCAAGAAAAAACCAAAGTGGTCTAAACAAAGGTCTCTTTCGAGCAATAACTCCTTAGTTAGAGGCAACATTCAGTGAGCCTTCTTGGTATTCAGACACCTCATTTTCAAAGGTTTTGAACGCATCTAGCAGCTCTTTTCCTTTTTGTGGATCGCCTATGATGATTTGTGACGCATTCGTGACGTTATTTTGCACGTTCGTGACACTCGCATGAAGGTTTATGGCACCATCCGGAGCACCCATGACACGTTCCGCCTCTGTTATCGTTTTTCCTATTTGCACCACGTTCATTGCAATTTGACGCACCATAGGCAGCGGAATTGATTTCTGACTGTCTTGCATCTTGCTGGCCATGTGCAGCTGGTTGGTCACAGCATCCAAAGCCTCGTACATTGCACCCATTACATCTGGGCGAGTGCGCGGGTCAACAGTTCGCTGCGGTACCAGCACAGTGGCATACTTCTTCAAAAACGTACCGAGTGCAGCCAGGCTGGGCGGTTCAACATCAGGATACTGCTCGACTAAAGCTTTCAATATCCTACGAGCACCAAGCCCCTTGTTATACATGCCAGTAGCAGCCCACGCATAGTACGGGTCGCCATTCTCATCTGTAATGCTGTGCATGTACGTCTTGAAACCGGCTTTCCGAATCGCGGTGCCCTTAGCTAGATTCTTGTTGGCTGATGGTGTTCTACTCATGATGTATTGGCTTGTTGCCATAATTCCCTATTACATAGGTTTTGAATTACTTCTATTATGTCACAGCTTATGCGGTTTGAGTATCGGGAACAGATTGTTAAGGTGCTAGTACGGTACTAGGTAAATGTTTACTGCAAAACGAGTAGATTACGTTTATGCAAAATGCGTAACCTACAGGCCAGCAATGCCAAGTAGTTTAATCCAGCCCATGCCCTTGCATGTCGGGCAATGAATGCAACGACCAATGCCTATGCCACCGGTGCCTTCACAGTTTGTGCATTCTTTTTTAGTTGGGCTGGTGATGTCTTCCTCCTTGGAAACATACTCAGTACACTCACAGTTTTTCCAATTACGCATAGTGCCGTAACCACGAACACAGCCACTAAAAGCGCTGTGTGCTCTTTTCCAATGATCGCAGTTGGCACAAAGCACCGTACCCTCATCGCCTTCCCTTGGTATATCTACTGGCATTTTAGACCTAGACATGTCTTCGCTTCCTTTTCTTAGCTGTTAATGGATTGAATGAACGCTGGCTGGTCACAGTGCCTGTATGAATGCAGTCCGGTTTATGACAATGGGTGCATTCGACATCTTTACCTTGAGCCATAACATCCGGGCTGCCGGTAAAGTATACAAACTCATCACAGTGCGAGCACTGGCCGACCAGCTTGTATCGGTCTGCTGGAGTGGTTTTGTCCATTTCATCAGTGGTGGGCACGTTACTCTGCATTTTCGACCTTCCGGGGCGTGTACTCGATCAGGCCATCCGGGTAACGCTTGGCAATGTAATCACCGAGCTTAAATGGGCATTTCCAGCCGTTATCCTCGTACTTTTTCTTGAGGTCTAGGAATATTGGGCACTTTTCTGATTCAGGTGGCTTGCGGCCGCAGAAGTGCAGGATGTCAGCGTTCTTGGCCTTCATTTCAACCATGTCTTCTTCGACACCCTGCTCTATATCTGTTTCGGTAAAGTCCTGACCTGGGCAAAGCACTTCCCGCGTGCGTTCAATAAACTGGGTACGGTTAATCAGGTGCTCGACAAAATCATCGAGTATCATGTGCAGCCGGTCATCTTCCGAGAACTCGGTGCTCTTATAAGCATCAGATGCGTGGCGCACTGGCATCTATTTGCTTTCCTTGGGGCTATTCAAGGCAAGCATTAAGAGCAGACCCCATCCATGACCGTTAAATACAAGCAAACCAATGACAATAACTATCACGATATTTTCAATATGCGCCCATTTGTTCATGCCCACACCCCTAAAGCTATAAGTTTGTTGCAGGTGTTATATACCAGATCAGAGTGAATGTGTGCCAGGTTTTCCTCGGCCTCGCCACATTCATCACCAAGGTTTATGTCGCCATGCCAGATTCGGTACATTTGGCAGGCTGCATGCAGGAGTTCGTGGCTAACGACAGTTGCCCCAGCACTTTTGTCAATCCGGACAATGCTTGTACGGCCTTCTGTGCGCTCACTCCCATCCGGGCTAATGACGAGATGCTGAAAGTTGTGCGTGATTGCTCGGACATCGTTTTCCAATGCCTCAAGCTCATGCGTCTTACCGTAGTCACGCGCCGCTTGGTTGAGGGCATCCGCTGTATCGTACACAATAACCTGGCACGAGTGCTTTTCTTCATTTCGAGTAACCTCCACTTCAAAGTCTGCTAATATCATCGTTCGGCCTTGCGTTTTTCTGTTTGGTCGGCACAAAAGCCAGCAATCTGCCGTAAGCAAACTGCATCATAGAGCGTGCCACCAGCCGGGTAGAAACAGTAGCGCCGCCAATTAGCAAACCACTTAACCTGACCCAGCAATACACCGCTTTTAACATCCCATATTTTGGTCAGGCCACTCTTAGTAGTGCCGATCATTTCAAAATCAAGACTAGGAGTCCAGGCCATTACTCTGCCTCTGGTTCTTCCACCTTAAAACCATTAGCACGCAATATACCAGCAGCTTTTTCAAGCCTTTTTTGGCGAATCGCCTCAGCCTCAGATTCGGTAATTACTGTGCCCTCAAAATGCACATCTTCCAGATCGATGCCCTTATAGGGGTTCTGGATGCTAATATGCTGCTCAATAACCGGTGGAGCAAAAGCATCTGATGCAATCTCCACGGTTACTTTAATAGGCACTTCACCACGCTGTAGATTAGTCGGCAGATTCTTGCGAACTGTACCGCTTATTCCATTCCGCGTAGCCGTCAAATAGATTACTTCTTTCATAAATTCGCCTCCTTTTATTTGGCCTTGAGCGGTCTATTTCAATACCTTAATTATAGCACTTTCACCGAGGTTTTTGGCACGATAATACGTTGTCGTTTACTCACTAGCCAAGCGCTCAAGCAAAATGTCGTTTATGTCACGGTTCTCAGTTTCTGCTTGCTTGGTCATCTGGACAATAATGCCCCAGAGTTTCTTGTCCGCGGCCACCCACGCATGCCGGGAACCGCCGTAGCTGAACACAATGTAGTTCAGAGGTACAGTCTCGCCGTGCTCCTGGAACAATTTGTTTAGCACGCGACTAAGGTCATCGATGGTCTTGATTTCTGCCTTAGATTCTTCCAGCTTTTTCTGGAGTTCCGGAGACAGCCCTTGCTTCACTTCCTGGTACAATTTGCCGAACTCTGCCTCATCGGTAAAGCCCATCATATCGCGCAGCAATTCTTCTTCATAACCCTTGCCCATCAGATCATTCACCATTGCAGTGAATTTGGCGGGATTCATCTTACCATGCAAGATATTGGCCTTCACCACCTTGGCCTTTATGCGGTCTTCTGGCAGCTCCGGGTGCACCATACATGGCAATTCCGTGTAACCAATAATCCGGGCAGCACGCAGCCTGTGGTGGCCGCTTATAAGCTCATACCTGCCCTTTTTAGACGAAAGACACACTACAAGTGGTTCCTCGAAGCCGTCTTCTTCGATACTTTGCACCAGCCGGTTAAATTCGTCATCCGACATTTCATTCGGGTTGTCTTCCTGAATGTCGATCAGATCAATTTTCAATAGCTCTAGCTTAGGGTCGTTTTCCATTTTTCACTCCCATCCAAGATGATTTTAGTTTCGCGGCCAAGCCAGTCATCCAGGTGGAATAGGTCGGCCATCATTTGTGCGTACATGGTGGCAAGATCTTCCTGAGCCATCTCACTGATCTGTACAATCCAGAATGTTTTGGCTGGCTCCACTGTCTTTTCAAACACATCCGCCAGCATGGTGAACATTTGCTTATTGCACATGATCTGGCCGTTGTACATAAAGCCCATCAAGTTGTCCCGGGAGTCCACCATTTTAAGCGGAGGCGGTGCCGCGGCGCGGAGCTTCTTCATGATAGCTTCCATGTCTTTGAGGCTGGGATATTCTGAATCCTGCAAGTCCGGTACTGTAGTAGGGTATCCGCCACCCATTACGCAGCTCCCTTCATTTTCCATCCGACACAAAAGCCAAACGCCATGCTAACGAAGCCAAAAATGAATGCCACGCCGAAGAATATCTCTCCTATCATGCCATAAATAAATCCGAGCCACGCTGCACAAAGTATCATTTTCCCAGTGTCATTTTTCATATCTTCCTCCAAGTGATTATCTCGCTGCCTGTATCTTCCAGTTTGTCACCATGGCGCAGCATCATCAAATCTACGAAGTACCATTTCGGGGTGGACATGCTCTCCGCATCCTTCTCAATGTCGAGATGTTTACTGTGCTTTTTGACCATTTTACAGATGTCATCTATGCTAAATTCTGGTGGCAGGTCTTCATAGACGGCATCGACCAGCTGCTCTATACCAGCCGATGTACGCATGTCGCCTTTAGCCTGTCGCCACTCCTGTTCAAGACGCTGATACATTGAAACAGCTACGGCTTTTAGATCAAACTCTTGCCTAACTTTGCTGACAATTTTACCACGCCATTGCATTGCAACATCATCATAATTATCCACGACATAGCGCAACATTGCATTGCCTTCTGCCGGGTCTTTGAATAAGAATGGATAGCCTTCCGGCAATAGGTACCTGCTCCACGGCTTATCCAGCAGCACCGGTATCAAGCCAGAATAAAGTTGCTCCACGACAGTTGCCGAAAAGTCCTCGTAGTAGCTGTTGCTGATAAACACATGCGCCCGCTTGGCCAACTGCAAAAATGTCTCCCGTTTCGACCGGCCATGAATCTCCATGTACCGGAATGGTTTGGCATCCTTAATCATTTTCATTTTCATTTCGCTAGAGCCGGTCACAATCTGTAGTTTTACCTTCCGGCCGCCTGCAAACACGCTATCCATGATCTTGAGTGAATCAATGAACTTCTGCTCCATGAACAGCTTATGCGAGTAATTTATGATGATCTCATCTGTTGGCTCGTGCTCCACGTTTCCGTTATGCCGGTCAACATCATCACAGTCTATGCCCAGCGGAAACACAATCGACTGGTTCATTAGCCGCTCAACATGAATAGGTTTCAGATACTTCCGCGCCACACTATACGCCTCTTGCGCCTGATGATCGCTCTGGAATATCGTGGGTGCCGTCAACCATCCGAAAGTCTCAAGCAATTCCTCGTGCTGGCCGGTCTTAAACCACTTTTCCTGGATTATCATCTGGTCACGATTCACTATAGGCACAACCCTGCTTTTACTCTTAACATGGAAGCTGGATAACTTCTTGAGCATTGGCGCGAGGCTCGGCTTTTCATTCAGAATGACATCAAAATAGTGGCTGCCAAAACGCTCGTTAATCTTATCCCACAGGTCGCGGGTAATAAGCACTAAGTCATCAAACTGGTTTCGGTACATGGCAGTGTAAATGACATGCGTCCGCGGCGTGTTCTGGAAGGCATCAAAGCCTTCGTACTGCCATTCTGGTGTCTGTGTCGGCAATACCACATAAAATACAGCCTGCGGGTCGTATACGAGCGCCTGTTCAATAAACGAGCGAATGAAGTTTAGGCTCGGTGCAGATGCCAAGTGACGGCTGCTTATCACGGGAATTATCAAAGTTCTCATGCCGTCAGCTCGTCTATCAGCCACTCAAACTGATCTGGGTTATCAAACCCGCGGGTAATGTAATACGGTTTCACACCGAAGTGCTCGACAGCCTGCTTCCAAAGCCATAAGTAGTCCTCAGCCTGTTTTTTTAACAAAGGCATAGCATACTCGGCTATACAGTCTTTTACGACCACAACACCTGTTACAACGCCATCATTTATGACTGGCCGGGTCGGGTGACTGGCGCACTCCAGTGTTTTACTAAGGTCTCCAGTGTGCAGTGAATCGCGCATTTCCCCCTGATGCTTTACTTTGGCCACCCAAACAGAATCTTGGCCGAGGTCTCGGATATTTTTCACCAGGTTTATGCCACTTTTTGCAAGATTAACCCCTCCATAAGACAGAGTTATAATTTCAGTCTCGGTGAACGTAAGCTCGCAGGTTCCATCAATAAGCGTGTAACAACATTTCGGAACTCCCTTCTTAACATCAGAGCAGCACAGGCCGGTAGCGGGATTCGTAATAGATGTCAACTGGCCAAAAGCACCCACAATGACGGCATAACGCTGCACAGGCTCCACGTCATTTATCAGGATTTCACTAATTAGCTTGTGCATGTTACTCATCTTCTTGCTCCGCCATGATGTAATCCATAGGATTGTCGTAGTTCATGATTATTTCCAGGATGCTGTTGCCTGTGTGTGGCAGGTGCTTGCTCCATTCGAGTTTCTTGCCAGCCTTTTCAAACTCATTGCCGATATACTCCTTGGCTCCAACACCGGACAGGTAAGTATCTGCCTCGTAAACGTCCATGAGCTGCAATATGCCATGACCCTTGGGCTTGGTTAAAGGCATTGCCGTCGCCACCCGCGTTTGTATACCCAGAATCGCACATATCATACTAATAAGCTTGATGTTCAAATCACACAGATTCCCATTCCCCTGGGCAATCTCAAATGCAATCATAGGAGCAATCCTAGTATAGTACGGCGCTCCCTCGTAGTTCTGCTTAATCGCTGTCATAATACGGTCAAACGACTTCTCCCGGTCATATTCTACAGCCCATATTGGCTTCCGGTCATTCAGGTCTTTATTGACCACCAAAGATACCCACTCGCCGCCCATTTTTACACGGCGCTGGTAGCCTTGATGGCTGTACTGATCGTAAATAGCCAGATCAAATATGTCGGCCTTGGCTACTTTGTAAAAGAATCCAGAGTACGGCAAAAAGTCTGGCTGGTGTGATGCTAAAATCATTTCTTCTCACCTCCAGGTATGCTTTTCTTACTTTCGTTGTCGGCGGCACGCAGTGGGCTTTCATCTTGCAGATGGCTTCTGACTAGATCACAAACCTTTGCCGTGCGATCATTCGACCACTTCATTCTTTTCGCTATACCATATACTATTTCGGCACCAACAACCTGATGGTGCATATAATTACTGGTTCCGCGCTTATTCTCTACGCGGACAAAAGGCTTACCAATATCATGCAGGAATGCAGCCCATCTTAAAGTTATGTCCTTGGGCAGTAATGAAACAGTAGCTATAGTATGCAAGTCCAGAGCGAAGGCATGATAATCGCTGTTCTGGTCATAGTCATTTTGCAATCTAAACTCAGGCATAACAAACATAGCGAGATCACTATCTAAAAGCGCACCCAGCCCCTCCAATATATAATCTCCAAGTAGCATCTTATCGAGTTCTACCATCCATGATTCTTTGCTCACCTCTAATATTCGGAAAGCATTCTTCTGGATAGCCTTTAAGGTTTCCGGCTCAATTTCAAACCCTAGCTCCGATGCGAAGCGCACAGCCCTAAGCATTCTTAGCGGGTCTTCTGCAAATTTCTTGCTGGGGTTGCCGACAGCCCGAATGATTCCATCTTTCAGATCATTCTTGCCGCCGAATGGGTCAATAAGCCGCTGGCCGCGCATAGCCATAGCATTGATCGTAAAGTCTCGTCTCACTAAATCCTTGCTGATGCTATCCACAAATTTCACTTCCGGCTTTCTGGTCTTCCCATAAACTTCTGTTCTAAATGTGGTAATTTCAACAAGTTCGCTGTAAACAGTCATGGCTATAGTGCCGAACCTTTTGCCTGATGTATGCGCTCGCTTCCCAGCAAGCTTAACCTGGCGCTCAACATCATCCGGCAACAATGGCGTGCAGTAATCATAGTCCTTTGGGTCTTTACCAAGCATGAAGTCTCGGACGCATCCGCCAACTGCATACACCGGCTTGATTACAGATTCTACCTCTGATGTCATTACCGGCAATTTCATGCCGAGTACCTCAGTACGCTAAACCGTTCAGCTGCCAACATGCCAACCGCGCCGCCCGCGGCAACCGCCTCAGCACGCAGGAAGTCTGCATTGCTTGGGTTGGGCGCAGGTAAGTTCTGACTAGCATGGCATTTGATCGCGTTCAATTTACATTCAAGCGGCCGCCCACTAATATCCACGAAGTAGTTCATCCGCAGGCCGGTCTCGTACAGCTCCACTTCCGACACTGGCTCGCTATAAACAAGCAGGTTCTTGATGTGGTGGTGGTTCGGATTCAGGCTAATACGAGAGGTACCGATACCAGCCTCGTAGACTGCCCGGTGATCTTGGTGCTGGCTAGGATATGGAATGTAAAGCGTGTCTGGCTTCCACTGGCGCATCAAATCATCCAGGGCTGTCATAAGCTCCTTGGGATTCTGATCGAGTGTTCCATCCATAAATACTGGTTCCGACATTTCGGCAGGCGCTACACCGAGTTCCTGGCAAGCCAGGGTGTACTCGATGTGCCGCTGCTTGTCTGTATGCTTGGCAATGAGCAAAACGATCACTGTGTCACCGGCAAGGGCGTGCTTTGCAGCAGTTCCGCCCATGCCAAGTGTCTCATCGTCCGCGTGCGGAGTTAGGATTACTACCGTGCTCATTACTTCACCTCTGTGACAGTAACATTATCGATGCAAGTCCAAGGTGCCTTAAACCAGAACCCTTTTTTGGTTGTCACCTGCACTTTGATGTTCTTGTCGGCGGCCGCCTTATTGACCAGTTCTTTGTATGGCGAGTTGCCGGGCAGGCAGTAGGCACTCTCGTTAGTGTCCTTGTCGATGTAGGTATCAACGCTTGCTCGCACCTTAAAGTTGGTATTGCCGGCTATAGGGCCATTGTTTGTCGTGCTGTAAACAATACCGGAAACATTATCTTCTGACCATTCCCACTTTGAGAATATGGCCAAAAAGATAACTCCAACAACACCCAGAATAACCAGAATTATGAAGCCTCCCATAAGAGCATCTGTGTCGATAAAGCCTTTTTGATTTGTCCGTTTCATTTCAGTAACCATCCTATAATTACATACTTAATAAATGCACCAACTACAGTTGCCAAGATCATGACGACTATCCCGTAGCCTATGGCGTTTCCTACTTTTTCTCCCGTGCTTTTCCTCACGATTCGCCTCCTTAAACCAGCCGAAGCTGGGTACTTGTATTTGGACTCATTTTAACATCTTTTGACGAGTAGCCCATGCCGTACACCCGGAGAGTTTTATTCACAAACGCTTGGCCGTCATCGTCAATCTGAGCATTCCTGTCCAGCTTTCCATCCCGCATGAATATCCAGCAGGTCTTCGCCCGGCCAGCCTCAGTTCCATTGAACCGGTTATCGATACGCTCGCCTCGCCGCTTCATCATCGCTCCCCGCAATGTATGCTGGTCTACCGCGTACATCGGCATTTCGTAGAAGTTGCCCATGAATGTCATCGTAGCCGCTTTTTGCTGGGCTGTTTTCCATTCCACTTCGGTCGGTGCAAGAGTTGTTTGATCGTAGCCCTTGACCATTTTGCCAACCAGGAAGTAGAACATGTCAGTCTCGGCAATTCCATTTGAGGCCAATCCACTCAGAGCTTCGCCCCTGATGTCACAGCCATCAACATAGTCTCCGTTAGCAATCATCTGCTTGAGCATATTCCGCAGCATTGTTTTGATTTTTACATCGCCACACATATCCACGACAACATGCGTCAGTGCAATCGATTCGTCAAAGTCCTTGGCATGAATCGCATCTGCCAGATCAAGCAACACTGTTTCCATATTCGGAATCTTACGCTCGCCGCGAGCATATTCACCCTGAGCCTTACCCCAGGCATAATCAACGCTGCGGCCATACTCAGTCTCCCACCATTTTTCCATTTTGCAGGCTCGCGCCACGGCATCATAGATTTCTTCATGGGTGATAGTGCCGGCCTTTGCAGCCTTCATGAGCTGAGTTGATTCCAGAGTGAACCCATCATCATGCAAGTCCTCTGCGGACATCACAACGAGCTGCCTGCATGCCTTACGCACAAAACTGTCATCACCATACTCCAGCATGATGTGTGCCCAGAATATAGCCTTATCAACATCGGCCAATTTTATTTCTTTTCGGAGTGCTGAAATCACCTCGGTCTGACTGTATGGGCCAAGATCAGGATAGCCACCACCGCGCCGCCCAACAAATGCTTTTTTGAATGTCCTGCTATCGCTGAACTGTTTATAATATTCCAAGATTCGCCTCCTTGATTATTTTTGGTTATGGTTTTATTATAGCATTTCTACCCCTGGTATGGAATAGAATTATGAGCTAACGTAACCGCACATTGTACATTCGGCCAACAGGTCATCGCCACGAACTAGGTCACGATTACGACCATAGCATTTCACGCAACGCACGCCCCGGTACACCTGCACTTTCAACAGACAGATGATTAGAAAATCCTTAGCTTTTGTAAACAAGATTCGCCTCCTTGATTATTATTGTTCTTATGTCTTAATTATAACATTGTCACCCCTGTATACAAAGAAAAAAGAGACCTCATTGGCCTCTTTTTTCTGTTTGCTAGAACGGGATTTCGTCTAGATTTATTGGCTCATCACCATTTTTTGAAGTACCCTTGTCGCCTCCCGCTGAGGAAGCTTGGCCATCAGCTGGAACGACGTTACGCTCAAATGCTCCAAACCATCCAGTGAAGTTTTTACTAATCGGCATAGATTCGAGTTTGATAGATATTCTACCTGTCTCATCATCTACAAACACACTTCCGCATGTTATCCAGTTGGTCTTCGGGTCATTAACATCCCCGTACTTCTCGCCATAAACTAAATTCATTCTAGTTTTGCTCATCTCGATTCGCCTCCTTTGGCTCGCCCAATAAATTATGTTTCATCCCTGCTAGTTTATCACGATTGGCGTGTTTCTCTGATTCGCTTAACTGAGGAGACTGGCCACCCGCTCCAAGTGCTGACAACGGCTTTGGCTCCGGATGATAGTCAAGGGTAGTAGCTTTGGTTACTCGACTAATGGAACCCGGTGAGATCAAATCACGCCCGCCGACATGATTAAGCCAAAATGCTTTCTTACCATTCATAGCTTGTTCGAGAGCGGGAACTTTACTGTCCTCGATCACAACATAGTCCTTAGTCCAGAAAATAACCTTGTGCATTATATCTCCAGAGTCTTGCTGGCCACCAGTTCGTCACGAGCAAGCTCCAAAATACGAAGGAACTTCTCCTTGAATGTTTTGCCTGACCGGATGTTCTTGCGCCAAAATTCAGCATCCCGGCTATCAAATTTGAATATCCAGTTAAGTACAGCCATCTGCACATCGTAACTGAAATCCTTGTCTTTGTTTTTTACAGCCTGGAACTCAACAGCCCATTTTTCCATTACCGGCTTTTCAGCCTTCGGAAATATCTCGACAATGTACTGGTACATTTTTTCTGCCAGCTCAATAGCTTCTGGGTCAATTTTTTTTTCGACCCGCACAATCGTGGGGTCTGCCTTTGCTTTTGCAATCGAATCCTCGATCACACCCAGCTGGTTATCGGATAAGACCGTCTGCAAGCTTTCTGCCAGCACTTTGGTCTCCGCCATACTGAGGTTATTGCGAAAGACTTTGTAAATCCGATCTGACTTGTTCACTTTCCATCCTCCTCTTTGATTGCTTTTTCAATGAAGTACAGCATTTCCTTACCGAAATCCTTGTACTGGTGCAGCAGGTACTTTTCGATACTGTCGGCCATTTCTTCTTGGCCTAGTAGCCAAAACCATGCAACATAGTGCCGGAGTGATCGCTGCGAGCTTAGATTCCTGCCCTCAGCGGCCTTCTTCTTGGCAAAAGGCATATATTCACGCATCTGCTGCAAAACCGGCTTAGAAGTCACCATATCGTGCTCTGCCTGCCATTCATCGCGGGGCAATGTAGGCACAATTCGTATTGCACGCTCGTAACTCAGGTAAGGAATGTACATAGTCCATTCAAAGCCAGTGTTATCATGATTGAACTGTTTTTTTGCTCGTTTCTCGATTGCAAGTTGGCTTCTCATTCTACCTCCTTTAAGGCTCGTATTCGGTGCCGCATTTCTGCCGCTTTATTACCGTGATAGCCAGAGGCGAATATCATGGCGAAACAGTAAGGTATGCACAGAAACGCAATTATCACAGGCTTGCCCGCAATAATGACATAAATCTGAACTCCCATAGCCACCATCGCTAATGTCTGATAGTAAAAAGAAGCCCGCCGATGTCTGGCCATTTCTGGCCGTAATTCGGTAACTTCTTTCTCGCGCTGCTCGCTAGTCATCACTTGGCCTCCATCAGTTCATTGTAATCGAACTTGGAACCGAGTGCCTGCTTAATAGTGATCTCATCACCATCGAATCCGTAGAACTTCTGGTTGAACAGTTTCACACGCTCCTGGACTGATATTTGCCCGTTTACAAACTGCCGGCCTTTGTCAGTAATACGGTAGAATCCCAGCCGAGTGGAGCCATCTTCACGCTCGCCTTCCTTGGCCTCCAGAAGACCCCAGAACTTGAGCTTGCTCATATCACCCCTTATAGATGACGGAATATTGAGCGACTTAAAATACCGTTCGATATGCACCCATCCATCATCTGCTTTGGCTCGACTGACTAATATCAGACCGTATGCCATTGCGGAGTTCAATTTGCGCTTATACTGCTTAACCAGCTGCCGGCAACATGGACAAGGAGTTCCTTCTTCCCAGTGGTCACGCAGGTGCTGCCTTGCTTCGCCTAGAGTTTGTTCGTCTTTCATACTTTGTTCGCCTCAGCATTGCTAGAAATATTTCCTCCGAGGGCAGTATCTCGTAATACAACTCGAACTGCTCCAAGGAGGAACTGGTTATTTCTTCTCTGCTACCTTCACTTTTTTTGATGCCGGTTTCGCCACTGGCTTCTCGTCCGATGAAGGCTTTGATTCTGAAAGCCATATACTATCATCATACACGAAAGCTAATTCTTCTTCTGGCACCAATTTTACGTTGTTATCTGCCATTTTCACCGCGTAGGTGGTTTTGGTTATCTCAACAATGTGGGGCTTCACCCAGGGCATTAGAGAGGTCTTAGTAATGACCTGGTAGGTGTTCTTGGTGCCGCCAATAATGATGGCGGGCACCTGTATTTCCTTCCAGGTTATTTTGTTCCCACCAACGACCGTATCGATCAAACCGTTGAACACACGCTCCTGCGTGCTTATCACAACTTTTTGGCCAATAGCCTTGTCTTTTTCTGCCAGATGTTCAGATCGAATGAGCTGATTCTGTAACGTGTTTCCCATGGATTCGCCTCCTTAAATTGTTATACCTTTATAGTACCAAATGTGTCGAGTATTGACAAGAGTTTACAAGAATTAAAAAAGACCAGCATTGCCGGTCAGTCGAAACTTTAGGGCTATCTGGTCATGGTGATCGAACTAGGTGCCTGGGGGCGGAGGCGAATCCCGACCGAAGCCGTAAGAGTAAATCTTAACCCCCAGTGCTCCATTATCATAGCAGAATTACTCCCGGTTAGCCAGGTAAATCAGAGCTTAAATCGGCCAAATAATTCAGTTTTTTCTGCACGGCCAAAGATAATGACGGCTTGAACAATCGCGCATGCCATCCCTCGCCATTTACGATAGTTAGCAGCACCGGCTGCCACTTCTTATCAGCATGAGCAATCTGATGATGTGCGAAACCGCACAGAGTAATCAGGTTCCATAATTCATCGGGGCCACCTTCTGACAGGTACAGAATGTGATGCGCCTCGCGCCGGAAGTCACACTGATGACCCTCCACGCCAACAAGCATACATTGATAATGGTCACGCTCTTTGGCCGCCTTCTTAGCTCTCACGCGGGCAACCGGCTCACGGTGCTGCTTGGCCTGGTGATACATTCTGGTTCTTTCAGCCTTCTGCGAGCCGCCGACCATTGCACACTTCGGACTGCAATATTTATCAGTTGACCGGTATGGCATGAACATGTTCGGGCATGATTTGCACTTCTTTTTTTTCGGCTTGATAGTGCTGTTGCCGCTACCAAACATGACTATTTCTTCTTTGCTTCTTTTCTAGCCATGTCCATGGATTCTTGAATCTCCTGGAGTTGATCTTCTGTGAACCGGCCACGCATCCACTCGATCATTTCTTCCTTATTTTTGTCTTCTGCGGTGATGTTAATTCCGAGTGCAAAACGAACACCCATAGATAATTCTTCAAATTTGTACTTGCTTAGATTGACTGTTTTCTTTAACATTTGATTCGCCTCATTTATTAGTTGATCTATAAGCGTATCGTAGCATTACTACCTCTGTTGTCAAGAGTTTACAAGAAGTGATCTACGCGCTCAACTTGGTTCTGCAATTCCATAATCCAAGCATGGTCATCCGCCTTCGGCAGTGGGTGGCCGTTCTCGGCAGAAAACTGCAACAGCCGGTCAATACTCTTGGCCATTTCCTCTTTATCCAGGTCAGCCGAGCTACGCAAAAACCTCGCATTATTCTTCGTATAAACGTAGATACTGGGGTTTATGTCTCGCTTGTAGAAGGTTTTAGCCTCATCCATAGTGTAGCCAAAATACATGCCAAAAGCACCCAATATCAGGTGCAGGTAACTATTCTGATTCAGCGTGCGCCGAGGGTGCACCTTCTTAACTTCGACAATAGCCTTTTTGTTGGCCAGCGTCATAAAGTACGAGAATGCTTCTTTTTTCTGTTGCCTATCTGCCAGATTGTATTTCATAATTCGCCTCCTTTCCGGGTTGATAGTGGCGACCATTACTAATTAAATACACCACTATCAATCTGGAACCGATGGCGGGAGTCGAACCCGCTGTTTCCGCCGCCACGAGGAGGCGACCTTTGTCCGCACGCAGTTTTGCCAAGTCGTTACTGTGGAATCCATCGGTATGTATTATGGCGGCGATGGTGCGGTGCTAACCCGCACACTCAAGGTTGTACTTCCCCTGACACCGGTTTTACCCGGCCGCTTACTCGAATTGCTTACATCGCCATATTTAGGTGCCGAGGCCAGGAATCGAACCTGGGAGAACATGGAATGAGCACGCGTAATCTCAGACTGTTACTGTTGCCACTACATTACCTCAGCATTCTGGTGTCATAACCACCCTTGGACGCTGGACGGGGGTGGGCACCGCCAGCGTCCGAGGGTAGCGGTGAGCTACCCCAGAACTAAATCTTTTCGACTTTTGAACGTGCAAACCACTTGCGTGAACCGTCAACCCAAACGACTTCTACCTCGTCAGGATTAACCGAAGTGACTGAACCCCGGCGCTTACCACCGTAGGCTTCCTTGTAAGGATAGTACACGTCATCACCGATCTCAATGTCGTTGCTGACTGCATCATCCGCTGGAGGCGTTACAGCAGGGTCTACTGGCGTTTCAGGTGCAACTGGTGGCTGTGTTGCTGGGTCTGGTGCCGGAGCGCCAGTTTCAGCATTCTTAGCGTCCTGCTTCTTGTCCTGGTCGGCCAACAGGGCAGCATATGCTTCCTCGTTAGTGTCGCCAAAGCCGGAAGGACTGTCTACTAGATTTTCAAAGCTCTCATCAAACACGGCGCAAACTTTGTCACCATCCTTGAAATATCGAACACCATCAATGACTTGAGGCTCGTCATTGATCTGGGCAGTTTCCTGCTCATCTTTATTTTCTTCTTCCAGCTGTACTTCACCGGCTGGCGCTGGTGCCATTGCTGGGTCTGCTGGTCGAGCGATGAACTCGGCAAGCTGTTCAGGTGTCACTTTTGGAGACAGCTCTGTTGCGAGCGCTCCCTTGTCTTTGAATACAGTCTCATCGGCTGCATTCTCGATGCCGTGTTCGAGCGCAAATGCGTTCAATTTATCGCGGCTTAACTTCTTGAGTTCTTTGACTTCTGCCATGATGGCCTCCCATAAATTAGTTGGTTGTTACAATCCCATTTTACATCGAAAGGGATTTTTCCTGATAAAGCTCTGTGCCAGGAATCACAATCGGTGCAATCCCCTGAGCCTTATTACCAAGAGCATCCTTGCGAATTTCCACCATCATTGCCTCGACAACTTTTGGCCGGGCAAAATACTCAGATGGAATCTTTGACCAGTCAACAACCTTAACCTTAGTGACCATAGATTCACGGACACCTGCCTCGGCATTATTGACAGTCTCAATTTTCTGCATGTTTTTGACGATTGTTTCCGGGCGCTTGATATAGCCATTCTCGATTTTTTGTTCGAGTTTTGCCGCTTCTGCCTCGGCTTCCGCAGTGACTTTTTCGTTGTACTCAAGCATTTTGGACTTGATCGTTTTTTCGATGTCTTTGAGCTGTTCTTCGGTTGGCTTTAACACCTTCTCGTAAGCTTTCACCATGTCCTTAACAGGCTTGAGCAC